TGGTTTAACCGTAATCGGTTCGACTCTCATGTTTTTGATTCTCCAAGAATGGAGATGGTTAAGCCAGTTCAACGAGTGATAAATATGGACATGTATATTGTCAATCGAGTTATCTCTGATATCTCAATCGAGTTTCCAAACAACTTCTTTTATCCCTTTCTCGCCATCATCAGTTTAGGTATGTTATCGTGGTTAGGACGACTAGATGTTTTAGCGATGCGTGCGTACTTGAGGTGATGATGTGGACTTACCATTGAAGAAAGTCAAATTGACTAGGTTTCGCTGGTGGGACTACGACTTATTCTAATCCATCCAAATGGGCTTTGCTGGAAAGTTAGCCATAGCGAGTTCTGGCGTATCATAGACGTTCGGCAAAGTCAACAATAGGTTTCGATATACCGCTAGTTCTGTTTTCTTTTCCTCTTCCAGTAAAGAGTATGGTATAGCCAATTGGTACTTGTCCATATCTGATAGTGCTGTGTCTCTCATTCCTCTTAATTCATCCCAATCCATATTATCACCTTCAATCGAACTGTACCCATAATACTGCATTTACGTTATCAAGTGTACCACCACTAGCACTACGCCTAATTTGCAATAACTCTCCTGCACTGAATGAGTATTCTGAATAACCATGTATGCCGTCAACAATTGTTGTAGTGTAGTTAGTGCCTACTACGTTGTCCATGTCTTGGTCTATATCTAAAGCGAAAGTCTGAGTATCGCTAGATGAATCTGCATTGACCCTTATCATCCATGTATGGTCATTGCTTGTCGAAGGCGTGTCTGCACCGCTGTAATGCAAGGTGATAGCCTTTACCTTTCCAGCCTTTGGCATCACGTACCCGTTCATATTCAAATCCCCATCACCACCGTTTGGTATTCTCAAATCGACCGTACCTGTCCCAACGTCCTTTCTTGAGAAATAGAATGGCGAACACAGATTGAAGGCTACATCAGAAGAAGATAGTTGGTTGCCAGAATACGTACCACCAACGCCATTATTCCTCATTTCTCCTCCGCTTACCGTTAGACCATCTTCATCAGAGTGAATCCTGAATCTCTCTACTGCCGCACCGCTCGATTGACCACTGAAACCTGAGTAGAATATCAAGTCATTATTGTTCTCTAGCCTCCAATCAGTGTAGTTGTCACCACTACCCCACGTATCATGTGTGCCTCTCAAAAACTCCAATCTAGGTGCTGGGCTTGAGTTAGTGTCTGCGTGAATCTTGACGGTTTTATTCGCATTGTCATCCTTGAACTCTACCGTTCCACCTGCTCTTATTCTCATTCTCTCAATGGAAGTAGTGTCGTCGGCTTGGTCATTAGGTGAAGTGAAGAATGTCAGATGTCCTCCCTTGTCAACAGTTGAGTGGTCTTGAGAAGCATAAGCCGCTATACCTGCTGATGCCTCCATTGCTTTTGAAGGCGCATTACCATCCCTACCATCAAAACCAATCGCACCGAGTAAATCACCGGAAGCGACAGTTGTACTGTTTCTGATGATTGTCAGACCATCGTTGAAATCTCCACCATTATGGTATAGTGTTAGAGTGGTCAATGGGTGCAAACCACCATTGTTGACGGCCAACTTACCATCTATCATTGTCATACCACAAGTGTTCGATGCATCTTGGGCTTTGCTTGATGATGAGTACCTGAACTCCATGTATCCGCCTTTGGCAGTCGCACTGTGGTCTTGCCTCGCTTTAGCAACAATAGCAGCAGATGCCTCAAACACACTGCTTGGTACATTGCCATCAGTCGAATCGAAACCAATGCCTCCGAGTATGTCGTTGTTGCCAGTTGTTGAGTCGGCTCTGACGACCATTATTCCGTTGTCACCATCAACACCAGTATGGTCAACCTGTAGTTTATTCAACGGACTCGTAGTGCCTATTCCGACATTACCCGAAGAATCAATCCTCATTCTTTCATTACTACCCGCAGTAAAGAACCTAACATTCTGATAAGATGCAGAATTGTTTCCACCATCATCAGCATACAAATCTAGGTTAAAGTCCGACTTGATTGAGCCGACAGAACCGCTAGTGTCAAACTTGAGATAGCCTGAACCGCTTGTCAGATGAAGCGGTGAACCGGGGCTTGAAGTGCCTATTCCGACATTACCATCAGCAGTAATAACCATCTTCTCAGTGAGGCTTGCACCCGAAGCATCTCCTTGAGATGTAAAGAACTCAATCGCACCATCGAAGTGTCCGGGGTCATTCGGGTCGCTGGTGATACCACGAATCTCAGCGACAGTGGTGACTTCTTGGCTGTTCTCGTTCATGGCAAATTGTAGTTTGCCTAAGACAAACTCGGTTGTTCCACCGAAGAAGTTGTTGGCATCGAACTGTGCCATCTGTATAATACCGGGTTGGCCCGATGTCCTACCGGAGACTCTTATCTGTGGGTCTGCCGCCCCTGTTCCTGTGTTAGCAGATGATGGTGCGGCAGTACCCGCATAACCCGTTCCATCCGTATCGTTGAACTCGCCTATCTTAATTCCGCCCCTTACGGCTAGTGAGTCAGTTGGACTCGAAGTGCCTATTCCCACATTACCTGCTGAATCAATCCTCATTCGTTCTGTGCCTGTCGTCGTGGCATCGTTAGCCGCAGACCAAAATCTGATGCTGGTAGCCGCATTGACAGCGGTTGACCCACCACCGATATTCACGATGTTATCTGTCCCATCCGAATCACCGACAACCAAACCAATTGGTTCTTCGGCGTTGTGATAATGCGGAGTGGCGAACCTACCATACTTTCTTGTATCATTTGTCAAAGTAGCGGCATTCACATCTGCCCCCATTTGTATAGCGATGCCCGAACCTGTATTCACATCGAGTAATGCTTCGGGCGCAGTAGTGCCTACTCCGACATTACCTGAGAAGTAATTCTTTGTCTCACCAGTAACATATAATCCCCAAGGATTAGTTACGTTACCTGCACCTTGCCAATCAAGATACATGAGATAACCAGTTCCCGTTGTAACTGAATCATCATTATGGTCTATTGTGAATCTACCACCGAATAAATCTCCTGTTGATATTGAATTGCTATTACTACCTTCAATATCTACTTGGTTATATGAACCGTAAACATTTCCTACATCGCTTTCCCTGTCATTATTTACTTCAATGTAGTTATATTCAGCATAGGAATTGGTGTTAACTCCAGTCTTTGCTATTCTTATATCGCTATAATGACCAACCAGAGAAGTTACAGTAGCACTAGCATGAGTCATGTGAGAGTTCACAGAAGTTTGAACCCCTCTTAATGAATGAATGGTTTGTGCAGTTGAAGGTTCATACTCTTGATATGATTGAACAGCATATTGTCTGTTAGCATCACCGCTTTGTCTTTGGTCAATGTAAATACCTGCCATCTCTATTTCAGCGTTAGCAGCATCACCAGCAGTTGATGAGTTATCTTGGTCAATATAAATTGCATAATGCTCATTATCCTGACCGGGAGTATTAGTTCCTGATGAATCATAATCAATGAATATACCAGCAGAAGCCGTTGCATCTGTAGCAGAATCTACGTTTCTATCAATGTGTATTCTGCCTGTTAAGTCATATTCTCCATAATGCACTAAGTTTGCTACTGTATCACTCTTACCAATTTCAACAGGTTGTCCTGTATTGTATTGTAGATGTATTGAACCGCTATCTGTTTCAATTTCATTAGTGCTTCTTAGTTTAATATTACCCATTGTTATTGCAGTAGCGGTTATAGTGCCATCAACATCTAATTCTGAACCGGGACTCGTAGTGCCTATTCCAACTCGGTTTGCTGATGAATCAACAACTAAAGTATCTGTATCCCAAATTAAATCCCCTGTCCCACCAGTAAGGGCGGTTAAAGTTCCAAGTGAAGTAATCGCTGATTGCGCAGCACCTGTGACAGTCGCCGCAGTACCGCTTACGTTTCCTGTTACATCTCCTGTAAGCCCACCTACGAATGTGCCTGTCACAGTACCTACCTTGAAGTCCTCAAAGGCAGAGCCGTGCTTCAGTTCCATTCTGTTGTCTGTCGTGTTGTATTGGAATGTGATGTCGTCTCCTGACCCTCCCTCCAGTGTCAGACCAGTACCATCAACAACCTCAGCGGTTGCGTTTCCACTACCGAGAACTATGTTCTTGTCTTCAACAGTCATGGTTGCTGTGTTGAGTGTGGTGGTCGTGCCACTCACGATTAGTTTGTTGTGGATGGTGACATCACCTGTCGAACCGCTAACTGTGAGAGCATCTGAGTACGAGTTGTGAGTGGTGTTGGATGACCCTCCTGCTGGAGCATATTGGAGTTTCAGGTCTCCTCCACTTGCAGTTCCAGTACCAGCACCACCACCTAACTTCAGGACACTGCCCGCTGTGTCATTGCTACTGGTGGGTGCTGGGACAAGGTAGTTGGTATTCTGACCGAAGTACATGTCTCCGCCGAATCCCTCCAACCAAGTGTCACTACCGCTCTTGAGAAGCAATTGCTTAGTTCCAGTAGCATCACGTAAATCACCAACTCCTGCACCGATAACCACGTTATCGCTACCACTGGTGACGTTCTGTCCAGCGTTTCGCCCAATGAATATATTGTCATCACCACCTTGTAGAGAATCTCCCGCATCATTACCTATGGTGACATTGAAGTCGCCAGTCGTGATTGACATTCCTGCATCTTCACCTATCGCAACGTTCCCACGACCAGTGGTTATGTCCTGCCCAGCATAGTAGCCGATTGCTACGTTCTTGTATCCACTGGTCACCTCCATCATCGGTTGGTATCCTATACCCACATTGTGGTTACCAGTGTTGTTTCCAGTGGTCGATGACCCCTCTACTGCTGTGTATCCTATACCGATGTTGTAATCTCCATCCATGTATAATCCTGATTGCACACCCAAGAATATGCCCCCAGTCATGTCGATGGAGGTGGCGCTGCCCGCCAATGCTCCAATTGCTATGTTATTACTGCCAGTGGTCAAAGCGTCGAGCGCTCTGTCTCCTATCGCTACGTTAGTGCTACCAGTCGTGATTGACTCCATGGCTTGGTATCCGACCGCTATGTTGTCCTGACCTGTGGTGTATTCTCTTGCTGCTTGATATCCTATGCCTATATTTCTAACACCAGTGTTATTAGAGGCAGTGGTAGAACCATGAACTGCTTCAAAGCCCAAAGCGATATTGAAACCACTACCCATGTATAGACCTGCTTCACGACCAATTGCGATATTGTCAGACAAGTCTGTGTCAGTAGAACCCATGCTATTGAATCCTAGTGCAACATTGTAATCACCACCAGTTATAGTGTCCATTGCAGTAGCACCGATAGCAACGTTACCCATGGTTGACTGTCCAGCGTATAGAGAACGATATCCGATTGCTACATTCTTGTCGCCACCCGTTATCGCTGTTGCAGCCTCATATCCAAGTGCGACGTTGTGGTCAGCACCAGTATGTACGAAGAGTGTCTTGTATCCTATACCGATATTATCCTGACCAGTATTGTCGTTCGGTGCAGTAGAGCCTCTTGTTGCGAACTCACCAATCCCTATGTTATTGCCGTTCGCTCCCATGTAGTATCCAGCACTCTTACCAATTGCTACGTTACTACTGCTCGTATTCTTCGCACCTCTCATGGTATTAGGGCCAATGGAGACGTTATCCGAGCCAGTTGTGTGTTGATGGAGGGCATGTTGCCCAATAGCGACGTTATCATCTCCGGTAGTGAGCGTATCTAGTGCATTATATCCGACAGCAACGTTGCTACTACCCTCTGTTAGTGCGGTTAGCGTCAATTGCCCCAATGCTACGTTATCTGACCCCGTAGTGACTGCGTTCATCGTCGGTGAGCCAATCGCAATGTTATTCGTACCAGTGTTATCGGCTTTGGTGGAAGAACCAGTCATGGAGTTATCACCAATGGCTATATTCTCATTGCCCTTCATGCGAAGTCCAGCATGCTGACCTATGAATACTGAAAGGTCTATACCTGAATCCGTATCACCACCTGCTTCCACACCTATGAGCACATTCTTACTACCCGTAGTGATATCATATCCCGCTTGGTCTCCGATTGCTATATTGTGGTCTGCGCTTGTTATGATTCGCAATGCGTCTTTACCTATTGCCACGTTGTCTGTCGCACTGGTTAGTGAACCAGTGACAGGAGTACCACCGAAGTTGTTGATGAAGATTGAGTCATTAGATATGAGTACATCAGTGAGTCCGTTAAGAGCAGAAGCACCCCCTGAGGCTGTGGTGTCTATAGAGTCCTGCAAGTCGTCGAGAGTCATGTACTTCCATGAAGAGGCAGACTCGTCCCAAAGCAGAATCTTGTCATCAGTGGCATCCGTTGATTCAGTCAACTGAGTCAGATTTATCGGGTCATCCAAACCCACTGTGTCACCACTGAGGGTTATCGGTGAGGACACTGCTAGGTTGGTATTAGCGCTTATGTCGACGCTTGCTAGGTAGTTGTAACTCTCTATCTTCTCCTTGATTGCGCCGGATGACATTATGTGGTCGTCAGCATCCACGAACTCAGTGCCTATGTCTATGTCATCGAAGGTATGTCCGCCGATTGTCATCGAACCCGCTTTGACATCCCCTGAAGTCTCGAACTTACCCGCTGACGACGCTGTTGGTGATGCCGTGCCGAGAGCGAGTGAGTAGATGTACGAACCTGCTGTGCCGCTAGCCTCGAACTGACCCTCAACGTAAGCATCGTTTCCGTTCAGGGCAATCTTGGTGGGACTGGTTGCCCCTACCCTCAAGTCGTCTGTGAAGTATCCGCTACCGACTACGTGAAGGTCATAGGATGGTGTGCTAGTGCCTATTCCGAGTCTTTGAGTGCTACCATCGAACCTGACGTATTCAGTAGTACCTACTTTGATGACAACATCATCATCTGGATTTAGTTGTATATTCGCGTCTGCCGTTATCAGAAGATTCTCAGGATTGCTAGCATCAGCACCAATTCTAGTGTCCGTGGAATCGAAGTTAATGTATTTCTGCTGCGGTATCGTCATGTCATTGGTGAGAGTGACCTCACCATCGTTGCCCACTGTGAACTTAGTAGCACCATCTTCGGTGATTACGAAATTGCTATTAGTATCATTGGTGTTGGTATCGAGATTGATGTTGACAGAGCCGAGTGAGTTGATTGCCAGTATCGAACTAGATGTACCGCTGATGTTACCGATAGTGCCTAGAGTGAGTACACCGTCTATTATCGAGGAGTCCTTGTTAGGTCCTTCTACGTCTAGTCCTTTCTTTACCCTGAATGTTTTCTCTGCCATTTCCTCACCATGATTTCACTTTCCATCATATATCTAATAGTATTAATTGAGCACGTATGATAAACGTGTCAGCACTGTCGGCAGAGGAGGTGAAATTGACATCTATGTCAGTTCCGTCTCTTACTGCGCTTATGTCTCCGCTGGCTACATCACCAGAGGAGAGTACTGCGTAGTTGGTGTAGTGCACCTTATCGTCTGCCTGTATTTGAGTATCATGTCCATCCCACATTACGACTGTCTTGAATAGGTCCGTCGTATTGTCTGTCGTGTTGTACACCGTAGTTAGCACTTCAGCACCTCTGTACGCTGTGGTGTCTATCGTACCGACAGTGACAGAAGCACCGATGGCTATCTGACCTGAGGCTACCTGCACCGTCTTGATGTCTCCGTAATCAGAGGAGAACTGGGTGGATGTGACAGAACCAGTAGATGTGAGGTTTCTCATCTTCACGTCTCTGAGGTGGTTGGATGAGTCGTTGAGGTCCTTGTTAGCGTCAACAGTCAAAACCTTGTCAGCAGTGACCGCACCAGTAGGAACACTACTGGAGAGAGCAATACCATCTAGCACTGCTATCTCAGCAGTCGATATCGTAGTGCTATCTAGAGTAAATGACGTGTCAGCCGAGAGAGCACCTGCTACGCTCAGGTCCTTGTTGAAGTTCCATCTATCTCCTGAACTGGCATAGATAAGCGTGGCGCTAGCACCGGCTACTGTCAGCCCAGCACCGTTAGCAGCAGCAGCATCAGCCGCATTCTTCGCTACGGTGATATTGAGGTCCTCTACTTCCAAGACGGCTGTGTTCACCGTGGTGGTATCACCATCGACCTGCAAGTCTCCCTTGATTACCACCTTGGAATGAGTGCCGTTTGCTAGGTCACCACCATCTAAGACCATCACGTCGATGAGGCTACCATCTGACTGCTGTGCCATCTGGAATGTGAGTCTTCCCTCTTCGTCACCATCGGTAGCACTCACCACGTCTGCTTTGATAGCAGCATATGTCGTGATGGTCTGGCCATCATCGTCTCCCTTGAAGAGTATCTGACCGAGCACATCGTTAGTAGCACCTGCCGCACCCTTGTTCAACACGAAGTTTATGTTAGGACCAGATGTATTGTTAGCGGCATGAGTCAAAGTCAGGTTGGGTTGAGCACCGGCAACAGAAGACTGGAAGTAAGCCTCACCAGCAGACGAGTATATGGCGTAGTTATTTGCAGAACCTGTCGCTGAGAGTTGAAGGGCCTTGGAAGCAGAAGTAGTACCCGCTACGACTCCTGAAACTGATGTGTCTCTCTCTGCTTGTAGAGACAGAGCAGTCAGGGACACACCATGTGCTGCGTCGTGTCCGTCTGCTACATCAAAGGCCTGTATGCTAGCACCTTTAATCTGGTCTCCTACACCACTCCCTTTGTCTACATCTTGTCTTCTAACGATTTGTAGATGAGGGTCAGTGTCAGAAGATGTGGTCTTGCCTGAGCCAGACTGCTCGCCTAGCAGCATCTTGTGCCCGTCGAGAGTGGCCTTGGCCTCACCGTCGAGTTGTGTGGTTGTGCTGCCCATCGTGACTAGCCTGTTCTCTGATTGGTTGTTCAAGGCTGATACAGTGCCTGCTGCTGATACCCAAGAAAGCACACCAGCGCTGGTTGATTGCAGTACCTTGCTGCTGCCCGGATACGCAGTGGGGAAAGTGTAGATGCTGTTGGATGCTGCTAGGTTTGCTGGTAATTTGAAACCTGTGAATCGTGTAGTACCTCCACTGTCCACCCCTTGGAACTTCAGTGAGACAGGGTTGAACTCGTGTGCTCCGCTTGAACCGTTTACAGTGTCACCCTTGTTGCCCAAGAGAGTCACGTCTCCCCCCTTCTCAATCTTGAAGACGCTCTGTTCGGCTCTGAATGGGTTGAAGACGTTAGGGGCGTTAGTCCCTGAGTTCTTGTATCCTATGTCCTCATACGGCTTTGGATAGTATCCTATGGTAAACTCAGAGTTAGAACCGAGAAGCATGCGACCCATGGCCCAAGAGTCACCAGCACCACCAGTGTCTCCTATAGTGAGGACCGTACCTTGACCTACACCAGCCGCATCATCTGCGTTGTCTATGATTAGAGCACCAGACATCCCGCTGTAGTCGTTCCATTGACTGACGTAATCGTCTCCCTTCAAATCTGAAAAGAGTCTGGCCTCAGCATATGCTGCTGTACTGCTGCTACTGGGACTTGTACCAGCACCAGCACCAGCACCGGTATCCAAACCATCTACTTGGAATCTAGTTGTGTTTTGCAGTGCATTTACTCTGGAGATGTAGCCAGTGGTTTTCGCTTTGAATACGGTAACTGTTGCGGCTGCTTGTGCAGAACCACCTATTGTAGTCCCGTCTATAGTACCGCTGTTGATATCGACATTCAGCATGTCTGTGCTGTGGAAGTTGATATCAGGTGTATCACTGATGGTCATCACTGTGGCTAGGCTGTTGAGAGTGTTAGCAGCAGAACCTGCTGGGGTTGCCACGTTGAACTTGATACTACCACCATCGGCAGTACCCTTACCCTGTCCGGCGGAGAGTATGATGTCTCCACCTGTACCTGCATTGTTAGTGCCCCCTGTTGGTGGAGAGCCTCCCTTTATCGTGAGGTTCACTGCGTTTGCATTCGCTGCTGAGGAGGTTTGTGTGATGGTGGTAGCCACAGCAGCAGCACCGGTGGTGATAGAACCGAAGCCACCTGCTAGATTCAACTCCTCACTGCTGTTGCTGGTCACGAGTTTGATGTAGGAGTGGTTTGCTGTGGCTATGTCCAGACCAGCAGCCTCGTCATCCCTGACCTTGAAGGTCATCGCCTCGCCGGTGGTGTCCAGCGTGTCGGTGACGAGGATTATGTCTCCATTACCGTTAGGTTCTATGTGTATATTACCGTTAGCGGGTTGGGATGTTATCTTGGATACGTTGGGTGAGCCTGACACTGTGCTCAGGAGCAGCCCGTCAGTCAGTCCTAGCGTTCCAGCCGCTACTACCACGTTTCCTGTCGTCACAGCAACGCTAGTTGCGCTCGACGTACCATCGACTACCAATCCCTTCCTTACACGAAAATCCTTCTCTGCCATTCATTCACCCCCTTATGCTGCCATCCCTATCCATGCTATCTCTGTTGTGAAGTTCTTAGGATTACCACCTATCTGGTTGTAGTTCAGAGTCAGTCTCACGTTATCCCCGTTTATGTCTATGGTATGAGTGCCGACGACATCAGCACCGTGATTCACAGTGGCGTATGCGGTTCTGTACACCGTACCACTACTCTGTCCGTTGTGAGTGAATGCCACTTCTGTGAACTCGAAGGCGGTGTCGTCGTCTGTCGTCTTCGTTGATATGAATAGTTTGCAGCCTCTGAACTGTGTTCTCGTGAATAGAGTGTGCACTGCGTTGGATGACGATGAGCCTGTGAGTGTGACGCTCTCAACACCCACCTTGTCTATCTGTAGTTGGGTAATTGGACTTGTCTGGTTGATGCCCACTTTGTCAGTAGAGGTATTGACGAACAGGACACCACTGTCTATGTTCATGTCAGCAGAGCCTGTAATTGTGGTTGCAGCCACTGTGCCTGATGACAGGTTACCAGTGAGATTGGCGTTGATTGTACCTTTAGTGCCGCTGAACACGTTAGAGGAGTTGGTAGCAGCAGTCAGGAAGGTGAAGTTAGCAGCGTCCTCGTCATATCCGAAGAATCCGATTCTGGCTTGTGAGTCGTAGTACCTGAACTCAATGCCCTTGTCCTTGTTGTCATTGCTGCCCGGAGCAGTATCTCCACCAAGAGTGAGTATTATGTTGTCCGTGGTCATGGTGGTACTGTTGATTGTAGTGGTAGTGCCGTTGACTGTGAGGTCACCACCAATCACCACCTCACCAGCGAGCGTGGTCTTCTGCGCTGAGTTTATGGTGAGAGCAGTGGTGAGTGATGTGCCGTTGTGGGTGCTCAGGATGAGTTTACCCTTGGTATCGTCGGCAGAGCCATCGTGACTGCCCTGTATTTGTGATAGATGTGCGTTTGTGTGGTCCTCGAAGATTATGGTGCTCTCAGCACCACCATCGTTGTTCTCAGCCACGCTGTTCTTGAGTGTGATTATAGGACCGTCTGCCGTTATCTGCAACTGCGTGCCCGGAGTGGTGTCCCCTATGCCCAATCTAGCAGCGCCACCCAGTATGAGGTCATCCTGACTCTCATCCCATAGCATGTAAGAGCCAGAGGTAGCACCGAAGAACTTGACATCGTAGCCAGTGTCATCCACACCGACAGTCACAGGGCCGTCTATGTCCAAGGTTGATGTCACGAAGAAGGTGTCAGTGGATGCATCCCAGTGGATGAACTTGGAAGCGGTATCTCCGAATGCCTTGAAGTCTATTCCGTAGTCATTCGCCCCTAGCACCAGTGAGCCGTTGGTAGCGTCGTCATGTGTCCACTTAGCGCCGACGTTATTGGCTGTGGCTGAGTGCAGCAGCAGGTCAGCGCCGTTGCCAGAAGCACCAACGTTGAGCGTAGCACTAGCGAAAGTGAGGAGAGACTGTGCATCTAATTCGGTTGTCGTACTACCGACAGTCACCAACTCGTTCGCAGTTGCGTCGTTCAAGGCACTGACAGCACCAGTGCCACTGGTTGATGCGTTGATGAGAACGGACCACTTGGGGTTGCTGCTGCTGTTGTTGCGAATGATGATGGCGCTTTGCCCACCAGTGATTTGGTAATTCAGAGCGCTACCACCGATTGTGTCGAAGTTGACTGGGTGACCGCTCGATGCGTTGGTGTTCCTGATGTACACTATCGAGCCGGGTGCGAACTCGTTGCTGGTGTTGTCTGGGTTGAGTGTGCATCCAGAGGCGCTTGGTGCGATGATGAAGATGTTAGGGCCGTCGTGCGTGAAGTGATTGACACCAGAGGGTGTGCCTGTGTATATCCTGTCAGGAGCGAGCCTGAGGGTTTTCGGTGTGCCGTCTGACTCATGCGATGCGAAGAAGAGTACATCGTCTCCTATATCGCCTAGCCTAGTCCCGCCACCAGTCACCTTGTCTGTGGAGTGCGACATCCATATCGCACCGAATGGCGAGTCGGAGAAGTCACCGCCCTCGGTGTGTAGTGCATCGAGGTCCGTGTGGCTGTTGATTGAGTTGGCAGAGTCCTTGTTCTTCGGTATGCCCTTGGTGAGGGGAGTGATGAACATCGGAGATGGTTTGAGGAAGACCCTCTTGTCATTTATCTCTGTGATTCTTATGGCTAGGGTATTAGCACCAGCGACCGTGCCTGTCTCGAATATGGCTCTCACTGTGGCTAGGACTATGGTGTCCTTGACCGATGTGCTAGTGCCGTCGTCTATGAGGTAGGTGTTGGGTGATGAGGGGTACACCCCAGTCCCCGTATCGACTAGGCTGCTCTGTTGGAATCTGATGTGCTTGGTGCTGCTTGAGTCATTGGCGTTCACGAATATGGTGAACAAGCACTCCTTGCCGCTGGTCAGGGCATTGGTAGTCCCTGTTTTGTTAGCACTGCCGGAAGTGAGGTCTATCGTGATGTCATCTGGAGTCCCGTCTGTGTCGTAGCCATCAGCGAAGGCGTACATGCTACCATCCAGTATGGCGTACCCACCCTGTATCACTATCTGATGTGCGTTGGAATTGTGCTTCGTCACTGCTCCGGGCAGGAAGTCCGGGTCGTTCCTGTTAGTGCCGCTGACCGCACCACCCTCAAGCATGAGTATGCCGTTGCCATGCACGCCCTCCAGTATGTTGGTGAATGATGCTGATAGTATCTGGTCGCCGTCTCTGAGACCATCAACGGCTCTCCCTTGGCTTGCACTCAATGAGGTGTTGTAGTTAGCCGCTGTGTGTCCTGAAAGTGGATTGCCTGTCGTTCCCATTACCTCACCTCTATCAATAGTTGAATCTTCACTTCATTTCCGCTTGTCTTAGTCACCGGGCTTATTACATGTCGTGAGACAGGAACGAAATCGCTCGTCCCCCTCAACTGTATGAATACCTCCTTGAGGGGTTCGGAGAAAGAATGTTCCGTTCCGAGAGTGCCCTCGACCATCAAAGTGGAGTCGTCTATGACTGTCACCGTAGGGGTGATTGTGACAGCAGGCCTACCAGCAGCACCATCCGATGCTGTGGCTGGTGTACCGTCGAATCCTAGTATCATCTCATTGATGTTAGACGCTATTGTATCTAGCATCAACCTCTTCATGTAATCACTTGCTGGCATCACTCTCCACCTCTTACGCTTACTTCGCTAAACTTCGACATTCCAATCACCTTAGTAGTCCCTGCTTTCCCTATAGTAGCCCTCCCAGCAGCCCTGCCGATTGCAAACTTGGAATTGAGGCTTTCTACAACTCTCACTGTTATTATGGGAATAGTCATTATTTCAAACGAGGAGAACAGGGACAGATTCTTCTCAGTCTGCTGGCTTATCGTATCTGGGTTGTCGCCTGATGAAGAGGCCATCATTCCTTCGCTGATACCTTGTAGCACACCCTCCACACCAGTCTGCACGGATATGAAGTTCATGTCCGTCAATCTGGATGATAGGATGTGTCTGGATTCTGTGATTAGTTTCTTCTCTCCCTTGTAGGACACCACCTTTCCGGGTCTCAAGTCCCAAGCGTCTGGGTGACCACTGCTTCTCAATGAGCCTTGCTCTAGGGAGTTGGCCTTGAGAATCTGCCTCGCCACTCTCTTAGCGGCAGCGTTGGTCTTCACCGTGGCATCGAAGATTGGTGTGACTGTCTCCTGCACGTCTGTGTCGAACTTGCCCTGTTGTCTCTCAGCATCGTCTACAGTGACCGATGCACTCTCGTTCTTCGCTAGGGGTATGCCTTGGATTGATATTCTGTTCTCATTGTGGGAGGATGGGTTGGTTTCCTCATTGCCCTGCCTCATGCCCGCATCTAGGAATCTGGTGGATGTGGTGAATGTGAATGGGGTGTACATGAGATTGGCGAATCTGTCGAAGTAGATGATATTACCATCATGACGTGATGAGAACTTCAGCGCTGATATGAGAGGCACGCCGTAGAAATCCTCTGCTAGGAACTTGTTAGTGTGCTTTCTCCTAGCGCTGTTGGTGTTCGCTGCGTGTCTCAACGAGCCTATCTGCACAGATGTGAGAGTGGATGCCACGTCAGTCCCCAACCTCATTGCCAAGTCGCTAGTTCTTAAGCCAACATCAATCGGGTCTCCTAGGTGAACTGTCCGGCCTTGGAAGCCTATGTTCTTGAGACTCCTTCCCTTCATATTCTTCATGTTGATTTTGACTCCCTCCGTAGATGACTCTGCTGTGGATAGAGTGAGTCTGTCTGATGTATCCTCACCACTGTACATCAATATGGGGAGATTCGACGTGGATGATATCACACCGCTCTCATAGAATGGTGCTGCTGTGCTGGTGTGACCGGGTACACTCACATGCGATAGTTGCACTGAGGACTCACCTTCGACCAATTCGTACCTCTTCTCGCTGAATACGTTGTATGTTGCGTTGTTCCTGTTCTCTATGGTTATCTTGTGCTTGTGGTCAGACTGAGATTCTAAGAGAGCGTGATGCACTGCGTTGTCCACGAACACAGGTTTTCTCACATGCTTCATCGCCTCGTTGACGGTATCAGTGAACTTGCCTGTGCTTGCTAGTAGTTTGGTCATGCTGCATCACCACTGTGGTTGCTTACGTTGAAGGACACATCACCTTTGTGTCCCTTGGGGTGCAGAGACTGGCTGAATCTGGGCTTGACGCTGTAGTCCAACCTTCTCACTATCTGATTGGATTCTTCTATCTGTCTCCTTCTAGATGCGTCTGCTCTGTAATGCTGTAGGGTGTTCTCGCTTATTATCATCCTAGTCACTGGGCTTGTTATTGTGGTCTTGTCGAAACCTGTGGTCTCTGTTCCCAGTATCTTAGGCCCTTTGGATGTGGGTGTGGTGGCACTGCTATTGCTCATGAACACCACAGGTACGTATGGTCCGTTGGTGTCTGGTGCTGTGCTCCTTGGGAAGTTGTCTGAAGCCACTCTAGGTGTGGGTGTTTCGTATGTGAACAGACCGTACTTACCACCACCGGATGCTCTGAAGAAGTTAGAAGCAGGCTGTGGTGTGTTGCCTGCTACGGACGGTACTGGTCTGAACATCTCCACATGCTGCTTGTCCAACACACGGACGGGTCGTAGCAACCACTTCACGCTCTGGTCCTTCTGGTTGTTCTTCACAGTGTTCCTGCTGAAGTCGGTGTTCTGATACGGGTTGGTTGTCTTAGCACCACCTGATACACCATCCAGTCCCCACCCTGTGTCATCGAAGAAAGAGCCGTAACTCTTTGTCTCCAGCACGTAACTACCGCCTAGTGGATTTACGTTGCTAGTGTGACTGAACCTGAGCACGCTGTTCATGTGTCCGTTGAATGCAGCGGTCGTCAGGTCCAAGTCACCAAGAGTCTGAGTGTTCGCCACCAGAGCACCGTGCAGCACTGTCCTCTGTCCTACACCTCTGTCTGTGTGTAGGCTATGTGCTTCGGTGTTGATTGCAATGTGGTCCTTCTCAAGACCCTCCATGTTCTCAGCGTCAATGCCTATCCTAGGGGTGCTTCTGCTGATTGCGTCTTTGTGTGGTGATGTGCCTACTATCTGCTCTACCCTGTCGCTGACCACTGCATCTGGCTTGAGTAGGCCGTCTTCCTCTATCTCCAGTCTAGCGCTGATTCCCCTTGGAATCTCATCGGCTTGCAGTACGTCGTTACGGGGGCGTAACAAGCCCGTTACGGCTGGTGGTTCTGCTGTGTTGTGACTCAGCACGACACCAGTGGAGTGCACAGGCTCTGACAACTCCGTGAGTATGTCCTCGTTGAATTGGCTGGGGTATCTCACTCCCCTGCCGTTGCCCATGTCCCCTACTCTCATGGAGTGCGTAGGGGCGAACACATCGACCAACTCTGTGCTGCTACCACTCAGAGATTGAGTACCACCCAATCTAGGTGCGTCACCAGTTCTCTCTCCTGAGGAGTTTATCACACCAAGGACATCGAATATGGGTTTGCCGTTGTTGAATATCCTAGCATGGGGCGACCTGTTGTTGGTTCTGTCATACTCGTATGCATCTCCGCAGTCCCATGCTGGTCTGATACCGAATCCACGCACTGGAGCACGCCTTACGTCCTCTCCACGCTCATTGCCCCACCAATCTACCAGATAGTACTGAGCGGCCTCTGTGAGGCTGTATACACCCTTCCCTAGTATATCGCCCCACCAGTCCCTGCCTTGGTTGTTATTGGCTACCAATGTTCTCAGTGGTGCTCCGAACGGTCTGGTCATCCTCCTGCCGTCGCTGTACCTCACTTGGTATTCGGGTCTGTCTGCTGCGAGCATACCAGCGAAGTTGGTCTGCCTCTCCATGATACCGACGTATGTCGTTGACAGAGGAACGTTAGACTGCGACGTATCTCCACCGATGTACGTCCATGTGGAGGCAGGCATATGCACCAATGGTCCTGCAACGTAGTCAGTGGTGTACTGAGTCTCTGATGTGTTGTCATCCTCCAGTTTGCCCCTGCCGGGCAGTATGCCGTATGTCGGCTTGTTGTACACCTGTCTCAGGGATATTCTCCACCCGTATGAGTAGCGGTTGGCATCATGCGAACTACTCATCGTATCGAACGTGATGCCACTGCTGGCCATGGCATAACTTGAGTTGGCCGTATCCTCGTCCTTCCAGAAGTAGAAGTCGTTTGCAGCGTATTTACGGGGTATTGACCATGATACGCTCGCTTCGGTATACAGGTCGAGACGACTCACCAGAGGTCCACCACGGCTACCACACGGCCAGAACTTGCTGTACATCACCTTCTGGCTATCCAGTGTAGTACCACCCTGCGCCTCGTATCCAGAGAGTGCCTCTATTGCCGCTCCTGTGGCTGAAACGCCTGTTTTCGTGTCTGGGTTAGCAGACTTAATCCTCAGTGATAGAGGACCTAAACTCATCGCATACACCGAATCATGGTAGTGTATGCTCTCGAAATGCTCAGGTAGGCTGTTGTATGGCTTCTTGTCCACCGCCCTATCACTGGTTGGGTTGTTGAAAGTACGTGAACTATCCGAGTAGAATGTATATGGTCTTCCCAAATTACTATTCCACATACATAGATATGCATCGGGTATATGTAAATTAGTTGTATCTCTAGTACCTTTTTCTAATTGTGAAAGTACTTTTGTAAATATACTACTATTAGTATCTGTAAATACATTCTTGGAACTGTATATGTCATATGGTTGTGATAATCTAATGACTGTACCTTCTGTTAGATTGTCCCAGAATGGCCCAGAAACGACGTTTGACTGTAGTTTATCTGGTTTGTTAATTGCGTTTAACTGCAATCCTGAGCGTCTTGTGTATGCTAATGTCTGTCTAATACCATTAGAATCTGTATATTCCAGCACTTCTGCATATTGTGGAGTCTCTGGGAATCTACTTGCGTCATCTACAGTGATTGTTCTATACCCATTTGCTGTACTTTGAATACTTTTCACTATACATTTTGCATTTAGAGATGTATTTTGTAATATATGTGAATATATATTTGGATATATTGAAGGATATCCTGCAATTGTTAATTGTACTCCTATACTTCCGAAGGTACTTCTCTTCATATGGTAGTAGTTATCTGGGCGATGAAGCGCTATATGTTTGAAGTTGTTAGAGGAACTGTCGTCTGGAGCGACCTTGTGGATGAACGACCACCAAGGTGTGCTGACTGTGTATCCGGGCGTGGCATTCCTGAACTGGCCCGGTGTGTATGGTAGTGCTCTACGTGTGAAAACGGGTGACTCCGTGCCCTCTACGCCGAATTGATTGTACAATAGCAGAGGTGGGATGTTAGTGAATTGGCTGCCGTGGTCTGGGTTGATGTCTATCATTGCTTCATTGATGAATATCTCACAGCCTCTGACATCAGCCTGCGTAGCCTGTGCTAGAATCAGGGAAACCGTGCCTAGAGTGTTGTTTGCTGCTTTCCTGCCTATCACTGTATGTACCTGCTGGCTAGTCAGGGATTGGGTGGAAGCACCTACGTCTGTGTGGAAGCCCACCAACTGCGTGGAGAAAGTGTTGGGTTGTATCACAATCTGGTATGCACCTACCTCAGCGGGGTCTGGAAAGTTCTTCCCTAGAGTGTAGTAGTATGCGGATTCCAGCACTATGGTGTGTCCACCTGCTTTGTTCACTGCACCGGCGTGTGTTCCTGTAGATGCGAGAATACCGTAACCATCATATTTGATACCGGTCTCGAACATAAGCGTAAACGCACCTCCATGGATATCGCTGGGCAGCGATGGAGCGGCGTTTACACCACTGAATGATAACTCAGGGTCATGCACGTTGAACTGGTCCGTCACGGTTGATGCCAAGTCACCCATCACGCTAGTGGCAGTCACACTATCAGCCAGTATGTTCTTGTCAGCAAAGCCTCGCAGTGATGCGTTTTCTGCTTTGTGTCTCGTGAATAGGCTTTGGTAAACAGGATGTGCCCAGTGACCGGGGAGCATCGGCATAGTCGGTGTGACGAAGTGATGACCCATGCGTGGTAGCGGCATTGGTGTCAGTACCTGCTTGTTGTAGATGTTGTATGCTAGGGTGTTGGCATTGACAGTACCGTATGTTCCTGAGAGGTATTCCGTCTTCGCCATGTCCGGTGAGTTGCCGCTTACTTCTGCGTGGTCACGTAGCCTCCTTGATGCGAAGAAGCGGTTGCTACCGGCTGGAATGTAGTATGACGGTGAGATGTTGATTGTAGTTGAGGCTGGTGGGTTCGCTGCTAGGAAGACGGTGAAATCCACATCTCCTACCACTCCTGTGAACGTGCTTCCGCTGATTCCTGTGTAAGAAACTACCACCGAGTCAGTGGTTGTAGCAAGGCGTAGGAAGCGTCTGTTGTCGCTTACCTCCTTAGTTCCGAATCCAGCAGAGAACACATCGGTGTTAGTAGAGGGCATCAGTACTGAAGCATTGGCAGTCAACGTAGTACCGCTGAAACTGCTGACTGTGAGTGAGCGGGACTCTATTCCATTTGCGTGTGTGTATACTGTTGGATACCTCTCAGTGCTGCTGTGTCCCATCTTAGTCACATGGAAGTACAGTGTCCTGTCATGCTGCTCATAACTGGTTTGCAGAGGTGCGCTGTTGGTCGCTTCCTTCCAACCAGCATTGGTACTGTCCTTGGTCAGCACGTCGATGTGCTCCCAGTTGTGGTCCTCGTATGTAGGGCCTGTGCGTGGACTGGACACCGAGTTGTCGAATAGATTTCCTATGTAGTTCTCGTTGAGGTCTGGGTGTATCATGCCTCCAGAACCCATAGTCTCGTTCTGGTAAGCCTGTAGCCTGTCGAACCCTGACCTTACCACGATGTTGCCGGGTATGGAGTTGGGGTCAGGCAACTGTATCTTGAGGTTGGGTGCTACGTCGCTGTTGGCCAGAGCAGGGGACATCCCCTTCGTTTGCCTGTCCGTGACCTTCCTGAAGCCACGTATGATTGTACCCAGAGGACTGCCGCCCTCAAGCACGTGCTCCTGTCCTGAGTCGTCAGTGACGGTCATCTCACCGAACTGCATCTCCTCGTTGGGTATCTCCAAGACGTTCTGTATGTTGAGTGGGAACTTGGATGCGAGTTGGGGGTGATTCAACTCCTGTGCCTGTAGCACTGGTAGCATGGCGCTGTTGGTGGTCTCGAACGTGAATCTCACGTTGCCGAATATCTTCTCACCCATGGTGTAGGCGTTGTTGCCACTCACCCTGTTTACGAAGGGAACAGCGCCCAGACCACGTGCATTGATTGCTGGTAGTGATAGATTACCACCATCCATCCTCTTCCACACTATGTGCTCTATCGAGAAGTTCTTCGCTGCTGACCTCTTGTACAGGTCGTATGCATTCACATCACCGACCCAGAAGTCGTCGTGTGATGGTGTACCGCTGTCATCGTATAACTGTGTGAAGTCCTCACCACTACTACCACCAATACCATTACCGTATAGGTCGGCTGCGACGTTTCTCTCAACCCCTGTCTCCTCAAGGAAGAATGAGCCTACTGAGTGGTCTAGGTCGAATATCAGGTCTCCTGTCTTGTGCAGGCTTGGTATGGCGTTCTCAAGAGTGGAGTTGTTCGCAGTACCGTGCAGGAAGTACTCCGCATCGAAGGTAGTGTCCAGTGTGTGGTTCGTTGTGTAGTTGCTGACGGTCTTCACAGTAGGTGTGGTGTGTACCATCGCTTCTACGTTAGGACCTGCGTTCGCTGGTGCTATGAATCGGTCCTGACCGTGGAATCGCTCATCCCATCTCGTAGTGCCAGCATAGTGAATGGGGTTGGCTACACTGTTAGCGGCAGCACCTTTGACTTGCAACCAGTCACCTAGACCTGTGATGCCATCCCTGTCGTACTTAGCCACAAGAGCACTCTCACACTCGTAACTCACCACTATGAATGCCCTGCCGAACACCCCCTGTGGGTGTGTCATGAAGTCAGGTAGAGTGGTGTCGATGTATGTGGGAGGCTTGGTGTGTATGGTGTGAGGAGCATCAGAGGTGTCGTGTGCAATCGTGTAAGTAGCCTGACTGTCGCTATTCACCCTGAAACCAGTGGAATTACTGTATGGGTTACCTAGGTATGTCATCAGGTTGTTTCCTATGCCATCCACTGGTGGTGATGCCTCAGGGCTGTGTACCATAGCGCCAACGATAGGTAGGTGACTGAGTGCTGTTATTGCAGAGGATGCGCTACCATAAGGTGAGAAACCGAGCATCGGATGCCAAGCACCTAGTCCAGCGGCATATCCCTGTGTTCCCACCTTCAGGCTGTTGAGGTAGGAGTATCTCTCTCCTGCCCATCCCATTGTCCCTATCGGTCTTGTCCTGTCTATGGCATCGACCAGACCTGAGAAGTGACTCTGGCACATGTGGTCACGACTTGCTGTGTTTTCGTTGTTGAATCTGTGAACTCCTGCTTTCGACCATACCCAAATACTCCCTGAGTTGACTGTGGGGAATGTATCTTTATCGCCAGTTGTATCATACCAAGTGGTCTGGTCCTCAAACTTCATTTGTCCACTTATTCTGTTCGGTGCGAGGTAGAACTTGGCCTTCCAAGCACCGTCGTTGTGTACCTCTCTGGCATAGTAGGGAGCGAAACCTGAAGCGTCTGTCCTGAGCCAGCCGCATGCAGGTAGCCTCTCCAACTCATCCTGCGTGCCTCCGGTCACTGTGATGTGATTATTATCAGGGTCACTGTCTGAGTTGACTATTGCAGAGTAGGTCTTCTCCACCCACCCGTACCTATCCTGTCTCATTGCGTTGCCCATTGATGGCATGTGCGTGCCACCCATGGCCTTGAGTGCACCAGCACCGGGAAAGGCATTGATGGCTGACCCTACCACTGTGGCTAGTTCCTCACCGTTCTGGCATCTTGTCGCATCCACGATGATGTACTCCATGTCCACCTCGCTAGAGGCAACGACTTCGCTGTATGCCAGTACCTTGGTGGTGATTGGTCCTGCCACCCTGTATGCGCTTGGATGCAATGTGGTATCTGATGAACCACTGCCCCATCTCTGTAGTATGGTTTCACCCTTGGGATGTGGCGGGTTGAATGTGATTTGGTTGTCCATCCAATGACCACCGGGGTGGTATCCCCCATCCATGTGATACACCATGTCTGCGGCCATGGCTACACCGTGTCCTATCACCGAGCAATGTCTCATTGGGTGAGCCTTCTTCAAATCGTCATCTATGCCTGAGGTTGCTGTTCTCACATTGAAGTGATTGCCGTACATCCTGCCTGATGCCTGTGACTGCTTGAGTATCGCTAGGTTGGGCTTGCCTTGTGGTGTCTCCCAGTTGAGGGTCGTTCTCCAGTGGAATCTACCTCTTGCCAACTGGTAGGCAGAGGCCTCAGGCATGAAGTAGCCCTCACCGAAAGTGCCGTTTGCAAGCACCCCGTCGCTCTCTATGTGATTGGGGAATCTCCTAGTGCTGGTAGCCTTGGGTACTTTGCTGTGTCCGTTGCCGTTCACTATGACCCTACCCGGATGGGGTTGTTTGATGTTGTAACTACCGGCGTTGTCTGCCACCTCCTGTGCGAATGGGAACGCCTGACCCGGCCCGAAGATGATGTACGTGGTCTTGCTGTCTGTCCCATCCCTGTGGTCCTCGTATCTGGCAGTGGGGTGTGCGAACCTGAGTATCAGTGGGCTGGGCTTCTGCACTGCGACATCAGTGCCTGAGTTGTTGGTGTAGGGAGTGGAGTTGGGATGACTGCTGTTGATTGTGCCTGTGCCTCTGGATATGTCTGGTGACAGTATGTTGTCCCTGTTGAACATCGGTGGTAGTATGCTTCCCCTGTGTTGATTACATAAAGCAGCACCGGGGAAGAAGGCGAACATCGCATTGCCGTCAAGCAGGGCGAAACTGGTGGATATCTCGTTGGCGTTCTGTATGCCTGTAGTCCCTGTAGGGCCATTCGCATACGGATGTGTGTAGAATGAGGAGTAGTCGTTCTTCGTACCGTCGTTGATGTCGAGCGTCACACCGCTGAATCCACCACCGAAGAACAGGGGCACGCTGTGGTCGGTGCTGCTCTTCCCCCCTCTGAAGAACACGTATGGCTCGGAGAACACGCTGCCTAGCGAGCGCAGTCCATCGAAGTGCTTGGTCACATCCACCTTGGCCCAGTGCGAGAAGGCTAAGATGTCACTGACCTCAGCAGCGGGCCAGTCCTCTGATGCGTTTGACCAGACAAACTTGGTCGTGCTAGTCCCGCCATTGAGACTTTCTACAGTGACAGACTTCTTGTCGTTCATGAAGATGGTCTTGGTCTCACCGAATGACGGTATCTTGCTGCCAGAACCCTCCTGCCCTGCCGGTATGAGGAAGTTCCACATCTCGTGGTCTAGTGTGAGGTTCTGAGTGCCTCCCGCTGCCCAATCGCTGTTTGCGGAAGAGGCATGTGCGAACACCGCTGTCGGATTGTTTATCATCGGCAGAATGTGGTCTCCACTGTGGCGTGTGAAACTCTCACCCTTCAGGTTCTTTCTCCAGTCGCTGATGTCAACGGGGTTGTTCAGTGAGTCAACCAGCACAGGAGTAGCCGTATTGCCGTTAGGTCCTCTGCTTCTGGTGGCTATCTGAAGAACGGTCTTGGGTATGTACCCGCAGGCTATTCTTCTGTTGATTTCTATGTCTGCGTCTCTCGTCGCTCTGGATGTGCCGAAGGACCAGCCTGTGTTTTGCAGTTGTGTCTTCTCCACCTCACCGAACTCGACATGCGCCGCTTGCATCCCGAAATCGTTGTGCAACGATGCGCTGAAGAGGTCTGATATCGGTGTGATGTTCTTGGTGGGGTCGAATGCTCGTATGGTGATGGCATCAGGCAACACACCCATGTCACCGAACGTCTTGCCGTTGGTGGCATACATCTCGGTGCAGTCGAAGTTTATGCCCTCGGTCAACTGAAGCGCTGTTGCATTGATTGCAGCAGTGGTGACAGCAGCCATCAACTCATCAGTGACGAGCGTAGTCCAGTTGAGGGTAGGGCTGATGAGATATTCCCCACTGTCATACGTGTGGTCTGCCTCATCACCAGCGATACCAAAGAACTTGTGAGTACCACTCTTGTCATTCTGTGTCCTTCTCGTGTAGGAGTAGGTCATGGCTTCGTTGCCGCCTCCAGCGTCTGTCACCTGTATCATGCCGTTCGTGACTGGGAAGCCGAGGTATCCTAGCACATCGTGATGTGCGAGTCCACTATTGTTGTCGAAAGGTGCTTGTAGGTCTACTGTAAGAGTAGTACCGCTTCTGCTTATTTCGCAGTCCACTGCTATGTTTGGTGCAGACACCCCTCTCCATCTGTTGCCTGTCCATTTCTTCTGTGTCATTGTACTGGCATTGTCTGTGTTCATCCTTCCAGTGGCATCACCAGTGCCACGCATGTGCTTGCCTATGGTGAAGCCGCCCTGCGTCGTGTCCCTGTCATCGAAGAAGACACAGACCTCATTGGAGATGGTATCGGGTAGGACAGTGTTGTCATTTGCAAAACCTAGTCCTGCACCTCTGTAGATGTAGCGTATACCGTGATTGCCTCCCCTGTGGTCTGTCAGTTTGAGACCGTATATTGGTGAGTCCCCTAGCGTGTCGGATTTCAGTTGGTTAGCATCAGTGTGAGACGTGTAGGATACGACCTCTGTGGTTTGCCCGTATGTGTCTCTGAAGTCTTGAGAGCCTTTCTTGCCAAAGCCCCAAGGTCCTGCTATTGGTGAGAATCCGGGTACACCGCTGGCTACCAGTCCACCGAAATTGACTCTACCGAAAGAGTTCTTGCCGACTCTGAGTCCCTGTATGATGGTGGATGATGAGCCTATCGTGGAGAATGACTCGGTGTTGACGGTATTGAACTGCTGGCCTCCACCCAGTGCATTCGATATGGCTCTGATGACGGGGCTGCTGTCATCGTCGGAATCTGTGAAGTCAGTCGTGCTGATTACATTCTCCCCCGTCTCGTCTGGGTTGACGTACTGAGTGAGCGTGGTGATTGGTGCGAAAGGCCTACCGTGCTTGTTGAGTGGCATGGGTGCGGGATGCATGTTCTCACCCTCCTTCTCCTCAGGGAGTGCCCAGAAGTCACGCCATCTACCACCATGCCCTATGAGGAAGTCCGGTTGGTAGACGCTCTGCCCCTTGCTGTTGTCGAGCCATACGCAGAAGTTCCTTCCACTAGCACCGGGCACGGTGCTGTGAATGACGACAGTGAAGCCCCTGTTGCCATTCCTGTCCTGCACTTCCCTTCCCATGTGTGCTCTGACGTACCCCATGTGAGTCCCTCTGTCACGAGAGGAGAACGCCTTGTCTGTATCCCAAAAGGGAGCGGGGTCATGGGCGCTGCCGGTAGTGTCCTTGTCAACAACGATTTGTCCCTTGGGAGCACCTGCTTGGTTGATTTGCCTGACAATCTCCTGTGCTGCTGATTCTATCGACACCACACCAGACTTAGTAGAAACAGCGCCGCAGTCTATCGAAAGCCTTCTCAGGAAGTCCATGTCTGTCCATTGCTTGAGATGCTGTAGCCTATCTTCCTCATGACCTGTGAGGTCGAGCGATGTGTCTCTTATCCCTTTGAGACACAGGAAGGCTGGTATGACACGAGTGCCGTCTGGTGTATCGAAAAAGGTCGATGGGTCTCTTAGGGTAGTGGGGAAAGTGTTCGTGGATGCGTCTCTTCTGAGTTTGACCAGTGCCGCTGTGAATGCCTCGGTCAACGACCTCTTTGTCCTTGAGAAGGCATGGTCGCTGCTCGCTGTGAATGGATTGACCGTAGAGTCGTTTGTCCTCGGTAGAACGCTGTCTCCCATTGAGTACTTGTTGGCCTCACCAAATATGCTGTATCCGGTATGCACGTGGTGACCGTGAGCCTTGCCGTATATTCCCGGTGATGAGGATGTGACTGCGCTAGCAGGCAGGTTAGACGGTAGAGTGCCGTTGACCGCTGTCATCACGTTAGTGCCTATCCTGTTGGCTAGGTCATGTGAGTATGCGCTCTCTATGAACTTGGACTGCTGTGTCGAGCGGATGTACCTGTTCTCGCTGGGGTAGCCGTTTGCTACGTCTATCTGGGTGGTTATCCACGAAGGACCACCACCGTTGAAAGTGGCAGTGTACTCAGCCAAGTCCACTGGTGCTGTACCACTACCCACCACCATATTCCTCGGTCTGCCGATTGTGACTGCCTCTGCACTCGTCTGGACTTGCATGTGTAAGTCTTGGAAAGCAATGAACTCCTTGTCATGAGCCACGTCGTAGAGAAGCACTCTAGCATGCCCATCCTCAGCCAGATAGGGGTCAACATAAGCCACCTTGGGTGCTTGTGACTCAGCGAGGCCCAGTGACTTGTAGTTCTCCTTGACTGTCTGGTTGACGTGCTGTGCGTAGTTTATGGCTGTCTCAAGGCAGGTGTCACCGATGAGGAAGTTCTCCAATGGCACGCTCTCCCTAGGTCTGGATGCAGCGAGGCTGGCTACACCGCCGTTGAATCCCTTCCATACCTGAGCCTCGTTGAACACACCTCTGCTTTTGGAGAACAAACCCTCTGTCGCATAGGGGTTGTTGATTGTCATGTTGGCCCATATCGTGTCACCGCTCCTCAGTCCACCAGCAGCGTATGGGTAGTTCCACGACTTGTTGAGAACAGCGTCAGGGTCTTCCTCGTATGCGTTGGCTATGGAAAGCCTTAGTGGTTTTGCTGAAGCAGTGTTCTTAGCAAACCCTCCTAGAGTTACAGAGTAAGTACCATCGTCGTAGTCCTCTATTTTAGACACTGTTCCTATGTAGAGTATCTTACTGGTCGTTTCCTCTGAGTAGAGTAGGTCTCCCTTTCTTAGATTCAGGCCTAGAGTGTTAGAGCCTGCTAGCCTGCCGTTGCTGTTAGAAATAGTCACATTAAAACTGATTAGTGAAGAAGCGGTGATTGTCCACCCATCGTCTGCACCGATATCTAAGGGTCTGAAGGTCTTGGCTATGTTCTCGTTGTTGGCCTCCTTCAAGGCTGCGTTGTTGCCGTCATCCCCGTCAACATCACCGAAGATGTCCCTCACCCTTCTGGTCAGTCTTATCTCATTGGTGGGTAGTGCGGTCACCCAACTCGGCTCTGATGATGATACATCCCTGTATACGAAGACTAGGGTATTGGCTGCAATGACATCATTGATGCTGTTCTTGGTGAGTCTGCCGTAGTAGTGGAACTTCCTGACTGCACCAGTGCTGTCTATAGTCTCCGCCTCATACAGGAACTCGCCTGATGAGAAGGAGTACGCACTCATGTCCTCGTAGTCCAAGTCAGGGAAGAGACCCATGTCCTCCTCAGACATGGTGACGAGGATTTGGTTAACGAACGCACCACTACTCCCTGACAGATTCTTGAAGTTGACAGTGTTGACTGTGCCCACTGCCCTACCACTCACTATCCTCGGTGCGTGTGGGTTGGACTCAGGCCCTTCCTTGAACTCCACTGCGCTGACGTACTGACGCAGACCGTAGTCCACGTTACCTCCCTGTGTCTTGACGCTGGCTGAGTCATGGTAGTACTCCGACCTGTTCTCGAAGTCCGAGGATGGTGTGAATGCATCAGAACCTATCGGGACTATGCCCTCCAGTGGAAGCGAAGGTCCACCAGTAGTTATTGAAGCACCAACAACAGCCTCATCGAGGAATCCTGAAGAGTAGGCCCAGTTCGCTGCATTATCTCCTTTAGGCACTTTTAGAAGAGTCTGACCAGTCGTCAAGTCCATTTCAGTGTAGTAGGCCCACTCTCCGCTGGCTAGGAACATCTTCCTGTAGTTCCTTACGTTATCCACGTTCTGGTATGACTCATCGTCATCAGAGTTCTCTTGCAAGGCTAGGCTACCGGTATCGTGTCCCTGCTGCACTCTAGGGAACATACCGATGTCTTCCACATAAATGAAATACTGGTATTGAGTGCTGCTGACCTTAGTGATTCTGGTTGATGGTGTGTACCTGTTCTGCCTCTTGTTGAGGGCATAGGCTGACATTGCTTCCCTGTCCGAAGGCTCGACACCCTTCGGTCTCCTACCCACAGGACTTGGGTTGTACGTGTGCGGGGTGTGTGTAGCGTCTATGTGAATCTTGAACGAGTTGTCTGGTCCGGGGAAAGTGCCGGTTCGCACGTCATCGAAAAACTGGTTTGCGAAGAACGGTATCTCCACCATCGCCCTTGTGCTTGCGTATTGAGTGCCGAGTTGGTAGTCATGCTGCACATCGCTCATGCCTTGGAACATCCTGTCATTGAGGGTAGTACCATCCTCAGCGAGGGATGACTCATCGAAGAATCGGTCTGCGAATAGAGTCACTGAGACGCTCACTATACCCAATGTGTTTCCACTGGCTATGTCAGTAGCAGACAACCAGTCTGCGAAGACTGTGAACTCAGTGCCATTGGCAAGCAGGAACTTGCCCTCTCCCGCACTGCTGGCATCAGTGAATGTGAAACTCGTACCATCCTTGCTGTCGTATCTAGCACTGCTACCATCTTGTAGGTAGACTCTACCTAGGTCAGGGAATCCGTATGTGCCCCAAGAGGCCAAATCAGTGGAGTTGTTATTGAGAGGTTTGACTCCCAATGCTCCACCACCACTGCTTGCAGTGGCCAAGTTAGCGAGGGTAGCGGTGTTTCTCCTAGTCGAGAAGGGTAGTCTAGCCAGTGGGCTTGGGTCGTATGTGGGTTTGACATCCATAGCACCCTGACCCGGACCACCAAGGGTGACTGTGACTACGGGTGCGTTAGGCTCTATCTCCTTGACCACCTGTGAGTCTGGGCTGCCCTTGCCTCTCACACTTACTGCTCTGTTGACTGTTGACTCTGTGAGACCCACACATCGCACTGTGGTGAAACTGTCACCACCTTGGTCAGAGTCTAGCACCGCTCTGATTCTGGCTCTGCTCATGAGATACATCATAGTGATGTTGTTAGGCTCTTTGAAATCGCTAGACTGCGACCTAAGTCCTGATAGTTGATTGACTCTCCTCCTATCAGAGGGTTGTATGAAAACTCTCACACTACCATCATCTTGGAACTGATTGTCGATGACATCGAACATTTCGTAGATGTGTGTGCCAGAACCTGTGCCTGCTTTGTCGAACTCACCGTTGGATGGTGATTGTATGACCTCGCTAGGCTCTCTCCTGAAGTACAGACCTTTGTCTGTGAGAGAGTCGTTCTTGCTCCTGCTGGGTTCTATGACCATCTTGTTGAACACTGAGTCGTGTTTAGTGGTTGGTGTGTGCGAGGCTGTGATTATCTGTGGTGTTTGATTAGGGTAAGCATTAGTACCTATTCCTATGTACAACTGCTCTCCATTAGTGACAGCAGCGGCACGGTTGGTAGTCAGCGTGATATTAGTGCCTATACCACCTGAGGCTATTGTCCCGACGAACGCTAGATTAGAATTGTATATGTCGTCGCCTTCCGCTATATGTGTACTCTCACTGCTGTTTCCGCTAGTGGTGATGGAAGTGCCCCCGCCAGATGCTTGGTCGCCGTCTACGGTGATTCCGGTGGGTGTCATGGGTTTGTAGTTGATTGGTGTCAGACTCTCATCCAATTCATCATCAGCCTCATATCCCTCGCTCACATCTCCTATGAGAGAGTGATTTTGCCTCAATGACCCTTTGAGCACATCAGTGTCTGTGAAGTCTATGTAGCCACCAGCAGCGAACACCTCTGACCTGATGGTGTTTGTTTCTATCGCTGTCTTGATTAGGCTGAAGACAGTTGTAGTACCAGTGACTATGGTAGTGCCAGCAGGTACTGTCTTCTCCACCATCAACAAAGGTTGGCTAACACCACTCATACTAGCCCCAGTCAGGTCTATCGCATTGTAGTAGACCTTAACGAAGGGGGCGAGGTCGTACGAAGTCAGGGCAGGTACTTTGAGGAGTGCTACCCTGCTCTTCTCACTAGGCCTGAGATGAAGTCTGCGCGTCTCTGCATTGAGATTGTCTAAGTCTTGAGGAACAGGACCTTTCAACATGAAAGGTAGGTAGTCGAAACTAGGTCCACCGATAGCAATAACCTCTTTCTGTGCATCGACCAATCCGTTGTCGAATACTACTTGTGCCTCTGTCTTATTGACTAATTCGTCAATCAGAACCGTACCTTGGTCTCTGTAAACATCGACTCTACTGTTGATTGAAATCTGGTCAGAAATGCCACCCTTGGAGACATCGTACATCACATCTATGACATCAGCAGAGCCATCTATCTGCTGGTCGATTACCTCTTCCTGTGCTCTTGGCATCATCTTGAGGAAGTCATGACCATCAACGTGATTGAGAATGTGTCTCCCGCTGTGTCCCACTTGGAAGGATGTGTCTACGTCGGTAGGCCAAGTGGCCGCATATGCGTTGGTTGAGGTGTCTGTGGCCATGTTGGTCGAGTAGACGAAACCATGCAGAGCGAACGGACTCTCGTCAATCACCATTTGCCCTGTCCTGTCTATTATCTGAGTGGAGTGATGAGGTGGTTGGTATGGTCTGCCACTGGCGCTGTCTATCAGCATGTCAGCACCGATGACCACGAAGTAGTTGTCAACACCCGCTGTTCTGCTATGGAGAGCCTTACGGAGTCCGTTGACTGAACTGGAGAAGTCCAGATGCACGCTGGACACGAGGCAGTTCCCAGTAGATGTGTTGATGTTGTGAAGCCTGACTCTCTCTGGGGGCTTGTTGTTGGGCTTGAAGACATCCCTGTCTGTAGCACCAGCGTTGATGAGCAGGTTGTATGGTGTGTGAGAGACTGCGTATGTGGTCGGAGTGCCTGTGTTCTGTAGGTAATTGATAACCTTGTAGTCCCCACCTGAGAACTTGTGAGTGCCTGTGGTGTCCTTAGAGAACACGTAGTTACCAGATACCGTCTCCAAGCCAGTGAGTTTCTTGGCTAGTTTGACCGCATCGGCAGTGCTGAGTGATATCTGGGATATGGTGACGCTCTGTCCATCCATGCTAGTGCCATTGTCTGATATCGAGGAGAAGGTGTAGACCTCCTCTACAGGTGCTATTGGTTCTTCAAACCTATAAAGCAGCAACGTATTCTGGTTGGCTACGGGTGCAGACCTCTCTAACGAGCCTTCCTCAAAGTTACTGGATATGTGTAGTGACTCCATCACTCCCCTGAATTGTCCTCCTTTTCCCCCGACATACACGTGTGAGTTACCCTTGGCTATCTGTAGGGTTCTGTTCGCCAACTCTTTGGATACCATCAACTCACCATTGATGTAGAGTTCTATAGCACCAGTCCTCACTGCTGCCACTATGTGCATCAGGGGGCGCTGGTCTGTGTTGAGGGTAGTCGGGTCGTCGTATGAGCCGTTGTACTTGTTGTATGATGAGTGGATGCCACCGAACTCAGAGTTAGGGTAGACGACTCCTTCATATCCTCTACCAGATACCTTAGTCGCTGTGGATATGAAATGATGCTCCTGTCCTGCATCCGTGTCGAGGAACACCTCGAATGTTGCAGGACCGGGTGTGTCTATCTCCCCTATTGATAATTTGAACTGGTCTTCCTTCTCTACTACCACACCACCGCAGTCTGGTATGACCCAAGCCTCTATGCAAATCTGAGTATTCAGGATACCGGATAGTGAGCCTTCACCCTCTATGTGTTGCTTCTCACCCAGTATGTTAACTTTTGACTTAGTTCCATCTGATGTCTCTTTTCCCAAGCGACTCATAGTGCCTTGTGGAACGACTATGCTGTCAGACACACCATCGAAGAAAAAAGCATGGTTTGAACGACCGAGTATAGGCATAATATCACAACAAGAAATCCACAGGCACGAATTGCATCACAATGTTGTAGACGTTCTCGCCTGCATTGTATGTGATATCTAATTTGTTTACTGTGCCCTTTATTCCTGTTTTGTTACCTTTGAAGGTAGCGCCTGCTGGATTGGAGTTGTTGTCGCTCCTCTTGTCATTGAATGATTTGCCGAATCCTGTGGGCATGATGAAGTTGCGAGCGACGAATGTATCCCCGTCTGCTTGTATGGTCGAGTTGTATGGTATTTGTATACCCTTGATGTATCCACTACCTCTACCTGCCCCGTCCATCATAATCCCCACACCTGCTGCTGCCACACCGACACCAACAGGAGCACCTACACCAGTCATGGCTGCCGCAGTTCCTCCTGCCACCATTCCTAATCCCAAAACGAACTTCTCAATACCTTCTTTCTTGGAGTTGTTCATGATACCGTAGAGGTCCATCGCCTTGTCTCCCGCTGACCTCTTGGATACGGTGAGACCCCCAGCAAACTTCTCATGAGAGGGAGGCCTGTACCCGTTGGGTTTCTGTGAGAATATGGGAGTGAGGTTGTCACCGTCTTCCCCTGTGGTGTCTTGGTTTATTGTCACTACCGTGTTAGTCTGACCAGTAACTGCTGAATCTGATTTAGATGCAGTGAACTTGGCTGCCAAATTAGATGTGTTGTTTATCAGGTCTGCGAATGCAGTGGCGAAGCCAGCAGCAGTGAGTGAGCCTGCTGGGTTGATTCCTATGATATAATCAGTGTTCGTGGTGTTGGTGAATGTTCCTGATGAGAGTTTCTTGAGTCTGATGTTGAAGGTAGTACCGTCATGCGAGGTGAGTTTGATAGTAGAGAAACTGAACTCAACAGCAGAATTGTTAACGAGCATGCTGTATGTTCTGTTGAATAACTTGTTTATGTTGGAGTTGGTAGCCCCATCACCGTCTAGGTAACTCTGCGTCTGACCTCCCATCAGTGTGAATGAGAAGTCTATCCTAGATTTCGCTGCTAAGTTAGAGCCTACCAGATTCCTGTCGTCAGTGAGCACTGCATTGATTAGAATCATCGCCTTGTTCATGTTGAGGTCAAGCCCTACTCTTATACCACCAGTGAAGGGAGTGGGCATACCACCCGTCTTCCTCTGTGTTGTCATGGTCATGCTTTGGGCGTTTATCTCAGTCAACTGTCCATTGTCATGAACTAGCCTGATGGGAACACCGTTTGCTGCCGCCATTATGCATACCTACTCTTCGTTGTTGTACCACCCAATGTTCTAGCAACTTCCTCTTGCAAGAGTTCTCCTATCTCTCTCGCTTGTTCTCTAGTTGTTCCAACGGTGCTAGTTAGATTGATTGTGATTGCGAAGTTGTTGGTTATTGCTTGAGCGACTGTGTTCATAGCGGATGCCGCTGCTGATTCAGCCTTCTTCTTGCCTCCACCGAATATACCCTTAGCCTTGTCTATCAGACCACCAACAGCACCAGCGATTGCATCTTTGATTTTCTTAATGATATTCCAGACTTGTTTGAAAGGCCACATTATGATGTCGCCTACCTTGGCGAACTGTTCACCTATGAACTCACCAACACCTCCTAGTTTGTTTCTTATACCTTGGATGAACGTCCCTATTCTACTTCCCACACGACCTATAGCGTCTGTTATTCTCTCAGGTATGCTGAAGATGAAGTCCTTGACGTTGCCTAGTTTCTCGATAATGTTCTCCTTGATTGATGTAAACACCTCAGGTATCTTGCCCAGATTGGTGGTTATGCTTTCTCTTACATTGTTAAAGGTCTCTGGTATCTTGCTGAATCCGTCGATGATGAAATCTATGAACTTCTTAGCAACACCCATCACACCGTTGAACACTGTTGTTGCCACTTTTATTAGTGGGTCAAGAGCAGGCATTATTTTGTCACCAATGAAGTCTTTGATTTTGGTGAATATCCTTACAGCGATTTCTCCGAGTTTGTTGAAAACTTTAGTGAATAACTGACCAATCATGCTTATGCCAGACTGCACCGCAGATATGCCTCCTTGAATCAAGGAGGTGGATGAGTTGATGGCCGCTAGAGATGCCAAGATTGGTGCGAATGCCATTAGAAATCATCCTCCTGTAAGAAGGAGTAGTCTAGTCTCACTATATCACTGCTCTCAGTGTTGGACCTGACTCTCGCATCTTCTGCCTGCTTCTCTTCTTCTGCGTCATACACCATGGCCCATACCAGTGATTGCTTGAATATCTCCTCACTCATGTTGTATACCTCTGTCAATGAAATCCCGTAGTGTTTTGCTATGTTATATGCAAACAACTGTAGTTGAAGTTCGATGTCTTCTGATGACTCTATCTCTTGTCTCTTCAGAAAACTCTCAACCTTCAGTTGTTCGCTTTGGTAAACCCCCCTTGCATAGCCTCCGCCATCTCATCAGGCTTAGGGAGGAGCGATGCCAGTTGTTCACCGGCATATGCATTGAGTTGTCTCATCTCTTCTATGGTTAGTTCCGGGTTAGTGCCTACGACCCAGTTAGTGAAAGCATACGACCAGTATGCCTCTAAATCAAGAGAAACGCCGGATTCATTCACCACGAACATCGTTTGTGCTGCTTTTTGTACATCCAAATACGTTATGTCTCTTATCCACACTTCCATGATAGCCTCAGGGTCTTCCCCATCGACTTGTATCTCATGCTTGTGTTCTTGTTTATTCGTCAATATTTTCCTCTTGTTCACTACTTTCGTCATTGTTTGTCACTTCCTCGGTTACAGCCGCTTCTTCAGCGGGGGCATCCGACGATTCCTCAGCAGCCGCTTCTGCGGGGGCTTCGGTCTCGTCATCTGGTTGTGTTTCTTCGGTAATGCCTTCGTCGTCTCTCCTTAATCGGAGCACGACTTCAGCCTTAGTACCTCGAATCGTAAGTCCTCTGTCTCTACATACGTCACGTAGTTCTGCGACAGTCATCGAATCGTAATCTGTGTCTATGTCAAAGGGGGAATCCGTTGGTGCTTCTTCAGGCACGTCAGGTTGTTCTTCTGCTTCAGGAAGGCCAGTCCATATGTCACCCTCGTTAGGTGCTTGTTCAGGCACGTCAGGTTGCATCTCAGGTTCTGGCTCTGACTGTGCTAGCACTTCCTCAGCAGCATCCACCCAAGCAGGTTGCTCCTCTACCACCTCAGGAACGGCAAGAGCGGCCTCGAAAGCAGCGTCTATGTGTGCTCTTTCCCTTGATGGTACGTGTGTGATTACCACACCAGTCCTACTGGACATCCAAGAGAGGTAGTCCTCTTTGGAGATTCTGTTGAATCTCTTGGCTCTCTCTCTTAGTGCTGGCATCATCTTCAAAACCTCAGGAATGGAACACAGGGTCAATCGTTATGACCTTGATTGACTTAGGCATTATCTTCAGCATGCTCCTTATCGGTCCTTTGTCCTCAGGTATGGGCAGTGGTGCTTCTGTAATGAAGTAGTCATCAATTAGAATCTCTATGGTCTCTTTAGTACCACTACCGCCTTGTTTGACGAATGATAGGCGTATCATGTCAGCGTCAGTGGTGTCTGTGGTGGTGTCATCGAAGTTGTCTATGCTCCTTCTCATGTTGTGGTAGAACAGCGGGTCGTCTACTATTATCTCCATCTCCATGTCGTACTCGGTCTTGCCAGCGACGGATATGGTTGGGTTTCTAGTGCCTGCGAATGGTACTTGGTCAGTCTTTGAATCAGCGACGTTAGCACCTGTGATGGTGTAGAACTGCTGTACTCCGGTGCTGCCGTTGAGTTGGAAACTGACGACTTGACCAAGGGTAGTACCCTTGACCCTCATAGTCCCGTTGTAGAACATGAATGGCTTCTGAGTCCTCTTGGCTATGCCGGACTCCTTCCTCTTGACCTCGGTGTTGGCCGTGTCCTCGAAGAGCCTGTGTGCGTCATACCTGTCACCTTCTTCCGAGTCTTCCAATCTACCAGTGTCGGTGTAGCATAGAGCAGCATCGAAGTTCACTGTCATTTTTAAAGCAGCATCAGTATCGGCCTTGAGCGAGAAGTCCTTCACCTTGCATCCACGGAATACACGTGTGAGTTGCTTTGAGTCACCTGCACTACCATCCACGACCTCTGTCGCTGCTGTGCCTGCACCAAGACCTGTGTCGTTCCTCCTGATGCTGACCTCCATGGCGAAGGATGGTAGGTTGGTTCTGGAGTAGATGAGTTTCTCAACTGGATTCTGTAATGTACCGAAAGTACCAGCAGTTGAACTGGCTGTTGTGGTGAGGAGGTTCGGGCTGCCGTTAGACCCGTCAGCCATGAACCTACAGAAGTAGATGTCCATGTCTGTGTCGTGGTGGAAGTTGAAGGGGTCATCGACCCATATCTTGCTGTTGTTTATGGCGACTATCCTTCTTATCTCGGTCTTGATGGCCTTGCTTATGACGCTATCAGCGCCCTGTGCTGGCCAAGTGCCGTCGCTTGCTGTCTCCCTGTGAGTGTGCACGTCTGTGGTGTTGAACTCAGGGATTATCACATAGTCCCCTGCTGCTGGTGGCTCGTTGTCGCTCGCACCTAGTTCGCTGACGGCAGTGCCGCTGTAGGCGAAGTAGGAGTCACCGGGCGAGATATTACCGTCAGTCTCTAGGCTTGTTGAGGTACTTGTAGGGCCACACAAAGCAGATGGGCTGAAAGCGAGTGTGTCTGCTGTCGTCAACTGAACCTTAGTACCACCTTCCTCGAATCTCATTGTGCTGTCTGCTCCGCTATTGGAAACAGCAGTCAATCTACCCACGTATGTCCCGTCGCTCTTGAAGAGTGCATCACCAGCGGCGACTGTTGCAATTGCGCCGTCTAATGGAATCGCAGTAGCAGTTCCTGCTGCGATAGTGCCTTCCACTTTACCGGCTATGGCTGTGAGTGGTAGTTTGGCCACCTCGTGACCTAGCGCGTAGTAGAACCAGCGACCGTTGTGTATGTTGCACTCGAAAGAGCCACCTGTGTTGATGAACCTGCCCGGAGTCTGTACTGCTACGTCTCGACCTAGACCGACCACGTGGTATCTCTTCAGGTCCACGACGGTCTCAGGTAGAGCCACTGTGCCTACCAGTCCAACGAACTGGTCAGTGAGAACCCTCTCGGCAGCATCATTTGCGTGACCTGCGTGAGTCATGGATGTGTCCATGCTGGGAGTCTTGAACGGTAGTATGTGCAGAGCACCTGAGTCTGACGTTATGTCACCATCGCTGTGGTCTGTCAGTAGATGGGGGGATATGGTGAGTTCGATGTCGGATTGAGCGACAATGGTGTACACCCTGCCGGATTCGCTGTAGTTGTCATTCACATCCCAAGGACTGCCATCTAGACCGCTGAAGACGAGTTGACTGCCGACCAGCATGCCTCTTGGGAAGGCAATCTTGGCGCTTACTATCGGTGCTCCCGATGCTCCACCAGTGAACTTGATGACGCTGGTGTCCTTGATTTTGTCTCTTGCACCGGACTTGGCGATGAAGTTTACAGAGCCGAATGCATTGTGCTCTATTGTGATTCCTGACTCGTGACCGAACGTGATTTCAGTCAGGTCTCCACGATAAACTGTTGACGGCATGGTTCTCTCTCACCTCATGGGATTAACTCTGCAAAGATAACAACTTCTATCTGAAAGGTCGTTCTGAACAACATTTTGCTCCTATCGGACAAATCCGTTCTCGTTTTGAACACGAGTCTGTCGTAGTTCTCGCCGTCTCCTTTGCGCTTGGTATGGATTGCTCTTCTTATCTCGTTCTCCATGAGTTGCAAGTGCTTTCTGCTTCTCATGGTTCTCGCATCCAATGTGATATTTATCCTAGTGGTAACGAAGTCATACAATAGTTCCGGTGTCTCTTCGTTGTGTGCTGTCTCGAAGACCATGATATAGTCGTGGTTCTTCATGTCCAGCCTCTTTCCACGCTCTGGTCCTACATCGGCTATGTCTATGATGATAGGCTTGTAGTTGCCCGTATTACCCCTGTTCCAATTGTCTTTCAGGACAGCGAGAACAGCGTCTATGCCCTCTAGGAAGGTTGCTACCATCAGTTCTTCACCTCGGCAATCGGTAGCAGTTTGCCACCTCTGTAGTTGAAGTTGTGCTCCCTCATCTCAGGGTTTCCCTCTGTGAGCATCCTCTCATCCACTCTCTTCATCACCTTGTCTATGATTTCCTGTGATGCTGGTAGACCTGTCTTGGTCACTGTGATTAGACCCTCGTCGTTGGTCAGACCCTCGGACATCATCTCCTCCCTCTCCTTCCTCGTTCTGAGGTTGGATGGGTTTTTTGTGAAGTAGTTTAGTAGTTCTGATTGGTTCGCTATGTTCTCAGAAAAGGTGTCCCTGATTCTACCACGCATCTCATCTCCTGAATCGTACTTGGTCATAGGAAACTTACCACCTCTTTGTAGCGTGGAATGGTGTTTTCGATGTCCATTTTGTACATCTGTATCTTGGATGCGAGGTCTACGTTCTGTGTTCCCTCAGGTATGAGAACGCTCCTGTCATCGCTCATGAGTAGGTCTATGGCTACCATCTTGGTGCACATGTCCTCTATCGCCTTCTCAAGATACCTCTCTCCGTAGATGTAGGATGCCTTGACTGCGTTCCACTCGAAGAACGGGTATGAGTTGTTGAAGTATATGATTCCCATCTCAGGGTCTAGCCAGAAGTCACGTAGCCTACCACCGTCTCCAGTGCTCCCCTGTAGGTCAACATCCATTTTATGCTGAGTGATGGTGAGTCCATTCAAGTCGTCTACTGAAGAACCTACAACAGAGGAACAACCAGTGAATGTACCATGTGAAGTCACATTCCCATTAGCATCGAGTACGTTTGAGGTCTTACCAGTATATCTGATAACCGTATCACCAACGGATAAGACACCAGAATCTACGAAATCGGATGTTGTGTTTTTTGTTGTTGCATTACCGTCACCATCGACCGTATGTACAGTTAGTACGCTAGTCGTAGCATTATTGACAACAGCAGTATTGCTGATTGCTGCATCTATAGTCACATTGGAATTAGTGGATGCTATTGTGCACGTTTCACCCCCCTTTATCGGTCTCATGCTGGTTATCTTTACAATACCACTGCCTAAATCGGCGTTTGCTGTAGCGAGGAACTCGTTGTTCACTGCTACGTTGGCAGTGCTTCCCTCTAATGTGAAAGCGGGTGAGAAGTCCACTCCTGCTTTCCCTACTCTATCCTCCTTGTTGATTAGGTCAGCGAGGTTCTGCGCTGTGGTTATCTTATCGAAGTCTGCTCTCCACTGATTGGATGCAGTGCCCATAGTCAAAGTGACAGTGGATGCAGTGCTGTTTCCGGGGCATAGAACGATAGAGCCTGATAGGGAGTTTACGCTATCGGGTATGACTATGCGTCCTTCTGCTGCACCAATCTCCCTGTAGTCATCTCCCTGCCATAGTTCAAGACGAAGTATCTGCTGCACATTCCTGTATAGAAGAGGGGTAGTACCCACGTAATCCGTGTAGTATCTTCGCCTGTATGGTTTGTATGTGTCGAAGTTGATGTACTCGGCAGTGACTAGGTTGGGTCTCCATGAGTTGTGTGTCATGTTGTCTATCTTGTCCTGCATGCGTCTGATGATGGCATCCACCTTGTCCTTGGTCAACCCTCGTGTCCTGCCGTTGGTGAATGCTGCCTTGTTCTGCACGTAGCCGTTGTCCGTAGTCTCATAGAGACCGGGATTGATTGCTGAGGAGAATGCCAGTTTGACACCACTGGCCGTTGATGTAATTGCAGTGATGTCCCTATCTATCCCCATAGGGTCTGCATCTGAGTATAGTAGAAGAGTGTCACCGACTGAGAAACCGATGTTCCTGTAATCTGCCCCTGTCACGAATACGGCGTTAGCCTCTGCATTGGCTGACATCAAGACTGCTTCTTGTGGTCCTATATCAAGTAGGTCTGCAACTTTCTGTGCTGTGGTGTATACAATCGCAGTGGGGTCAAGAGGCCTTGTCTCTGCCTCACCGGGACTGAACACCTGTGGCATTACCACCGAGCCTCCTCATCTCTGTGGCCCATGTTGTACTCCATTGGTTTCTTGCATGAACTGCACTTCTCCACGAACATGAAGTGAAGGAGACCACAATGCTTGCACCGTGTGCCCGCACCTATGTTGAGTATGTCGCTTATGTCTTCGACTCTCTTGTTCTGCTTGCTGACAGTGCCTGCCAGAGGTTTGTCGGTATTGAATACCGAGCCAGTTCCAAGAGTCTCTGCTAGTTTGACGTTCTGCTTCTGTGCACGTTCTATGTCGCTGAGTTCAAGAGTTTGTATATCGAAACCCATTCATATCCCTCACCATCAACTCGTTGTCACAAATATATACACGTTACCCAGAATCGTATGCGGGTCAACTGCCACAGGTGCGTTAGAACCTATAGCAGCAACCACTGCGTTCTGCATCGTCGTCTTCGCACTACTGCTGTTGAAGTCAGTAGGGGCGAACGGTCCAAGTATCGTAAGTGTCTTTGCCATCTAGGTCACCGCCTCAATTGCGGAAACCTATGCCAATGAATCTTCCGCCTAGGGATGCGCTCTCACTAAAGTGCAGGGTAGTGCCGTTTGCACCAATTGCTACCGGGTTTGCTTCCTCAGTCGGGTCGTTGTCTCCGCCTACTACTATTACATCGCCGTAAACTAGACTAGCCAAGTGTCCTGAGAAGTCTATGCTTGTATCGCCGTCTGCAAAAGTGCCTGTCACTAACACTAGGTTTCCTATTATCGTTGGTCTTGGGTCAAATGCTATTGCCATTTTCTTATTCCTCCATTATTGTTTCTGTTGCCGTCTCTTCGACCGCTTCCTCAACCACTTCTTCCACAACTGGCTCTTCGGCTATCTCTTCGACAACCGGCTCAGGTGCGGGTGGGTTTAGAATTGTATCGACTTGTGCTAGTAGTTGAGTCTTGGTTTGGTAGACCCTACCGACAGTTCCGCCGTTTGCTCTTACCCAGTCTATGATGTCGGCTCTGCGCCATCCATCATCTGGTAGACCGTCGTTACCAGCATCGGTGGTGAGGGGTTCGTCTCCCTCAAGTGCCCACCTTTCTGCTGGTAATCTGTTTCTCCACTGGTCTATCCATGCTTGGGATTTTTCCTGCGAAACCATCCTAACGAACTCAGGCCCACCATCAGGAGCAAGTCTCCTGTGGTGTGGTCCGAGAAAAGTTACGGTTGGCAACTGAAACCACCTCAGCCTACAATTAATGTTAGGTAAACGAAGTCGTTTGCGTGTCCAACGGTGAATGTTAGTTCACCAGTCTCGTGAGCGACTGCTGTCACTTGTGCTGCAAGAGACTCGTCACTGTCGGTCTCGTTGGTGTAGTTCATTAGGGCGTAGATTCTGCTGAAGTCGCCGTTGTATGCGTTCACTGCGAACTTAGCCGTGGTTGCCGTTGCTCTGCATCTTACGGAAATCATCCTCAATCCTGAGACTGGTACGTTAGTCCCGGCAGTGTTCGTTGCTCCGAAAGCATCCAGAGTACCGGGGTATCCTGATGTTCCTGCAACGAATGCTGCTCCACCTGCGCTTTGCCACGCGGTGTTGTCTGCTAGTCCTGCGCCGTCAACTTCAGGAGAGCCTACTGCTCCACCTGAGTTTCCACCCATAGGTATGTCTAGGTACGTCGTTATTGTGTCTATTGCTGTGTGTGCTGTTACTGTTGCCATTTTTTCACCTTCTTATCTCCATTTATCTCCAGACTCACTTAAGGTCTCTGATGCTCCCTTGTCCTCCGAAGAAAGTGGTCCAAAGTTCTCCCATGGTCCTGTACATTCCCTCTTGTCCTAGTCTGTTGATTGCGAATGGGTCACCAGTCTCAATTCCACTCTCATAGTATTGTGTTGGTATCGCCGTACTGAAGTACATGTAATCAGTGTCTAGGAAGTACATCCTGCTGATTGTATCTGATGCTACGTCTTTGGAAGGAATGATTGGGACTCCGTTGTAGGTTGCTACTACGAATCCGGCTTCCATTCCGGGTACACCCTTGACACCGTTGTAGGTTGGGGTGACTCTCTTCTCTTCCATGAATCTCTGTTGGGACTGTAGCAGTTGCTGTAGTCTCATTAGAGTGTCGTATCCAGTTAGAATGACCTTGGGGTTTCCACCACGTACCCAGATTTTCTGGAATAGGTCGTCTAGTTGGTCTAGGCTTAGAACCCTGTCAGTTGCGCTGGTGTGAGCGTTAGCCTCAGCATATCCCCAGCCGTTGGTAGTTGCGCTTCTGTCGATGGAGTAGATGTCCTCATCGTGGTCATCGTAGTGAGTACCGCCAGCGGTCATCACGCTCGTGTCACCGATAGTCACTCTGTCGAGAGACTCGAAGTTGTTGCCAGCCCTAGATGATACGTCTGCTAGAAGCATCTTGTTAGTCATCTCTGCGTGGTGCTTGCCCATCTCTTCTTTCAGGACTGAGCGTATGTCGCCCATTCCGTCATCCTTGTCAGCAAGGAAGATAGCAGTCTCGGACATGTCGAACGTGTGAACGACTGTCTTTGGCTTTGCAGCCACGTGCTCGAACTTTGGCTTCACTGTGTCTGGTAGTGCTGCGTTCTCTGCAACTCCGCCGTGTATTGCACCTGAGTTAGGCTTGTCAGTTAGAACTCTCCATCCTGACCTGTCCCAAGGTCTCTTCGGTAGTATGCTGAATGCGTTGAACTCTTGGTTCATCTGCGACCATACTTTGCGTCCGTAGATTGCATTGTATGTTCCAGCGGTTGAAGAGAGCATTGGTGCATCTGCTTTCAATAGTTCACTACCGGAGTAGGAGTAACCCATTGAGTTACCTGCTCCATAGTAGTATCTTTCCATATCTGTTATTGTTCTTACGTAGTTTCTTGCCATTCTTAATCACTCCTGAAGGTGCTGTTTGCGAGGTTATGTACCTCTTCCCAACTCATTGTTGCGAGTTCCTCAGTCGAAGGGATTTCGACGGTTGGAAGGGATGCTTCTGATTTTGCGATAGTAGAACCGGACTCAACTGAGCCGATGCTGTCGATGCGCTCTGATAGAGAGGCTAGGGACTTCTCGATAGCGGCTAGTGGGCTGCGAGCATCGAATGCTGCTGCTTCTGCCTTTGCTATTTCCTGTTGTCTCTCGGAAGCGAAGCGACTGGAGAAGTGGTTCTCTAGGCTTCCCTTGAACTCCTGCTCTAGTGCTGCTGCTTTGTAGACCTCGTATGCTGCCTCGATATCTGAGTCAGACACTCTGTCTGCTGTTAGGAAGTCAGACTTCTCTAGTGTGGATTTCTTGCCTTTTCCACCAGAGCCAAAGTTGGCCTTGGGTACTTCTGGCTTTCCGTCTACGGTTTCCCTCTTTGGTGCTTGTCCACCAAACCTTACTGCTCCGTCTCCAATTTCTTCTGGGGTAGAACCAAGGTTTGCCTTGTTGACATCATCGAAGTGTGTTCGTGCGGCAACTGTGTCCACACCTGCACTCTTCAGAGTGTCTTCCATCCAATTCAGGTACTCAGAGGAGATAACGTCAGAGTATTGTGATTTTTCGACATCTTCGTCTTTTTCATCATCTTTCATGGCTTCTTTCTTGTCACCATACAATTTCTCTTGGTCGTCTTTCTCATCGCCGTCGTCGTCGTTCTTCTTGCCTTGCATATGTTCTTTCAAGCCCGGTGGCATTTCCCCTTTCTCCATAGAGTCGAGACGGCCTTCCAGACGTGACAGTACATCTGTCATTTGCGTCATTACATCGTTTTCTGTTTCTGTCATTTTTTTCACCTTATTTTTATCTTCTTTTAATATCCTAAATGTTGCTTCTGGATTGATTCCTTTCTCACAAATTGTGATTTCGTGTAGTTCAAGTTTGCTGATTTCTTGGTAGTCTCCATGTACTGGGTCTGATTTTCTGACTCGTTTGAATGCCTGTCCTCCGATACTAAAGCCTCTTAATGCTCCTTTTCGTATCTCGGCAGCGACTTCCTTTGCTTTTTCGATGTCGTCTCGTAATTCTACAACTACAAACATTCCGACATCATCAACTTCGCTTTTCCACAACCTCCCTTCACTATCTGTATAATTAGGAATTACTTCACCCACTTGAATGTTAGAATGCGCTAATTGCACGTTTCTGTATCTGTGGTCCTCCATGTATTTCTTGAATGCGCCTTTCAATGCTTCTTTCGTAATTTTGTCTCCTTGCTTGTCAACTACTTCTACGCTAGCATACCCGGCAACAACGAGGTCTCCACCCTTGATGAGTGTAATTCCAGACTGAGGTTGTCGCAATGGGGATAGCACACTGACCCAGAGTTACTGTGTCATACTACTTATATGAAGCGGCAACAAACTAAACTGTTGTTACTTCTTTATCTGGGCCTGAATCTTCGTTTTTGATACCCTTACCCCTCTTTTGTTGCCGCTTCATATGTGGGTACGGTTTTTCAGCATCTTCCGTGGGTCTGGCTCTCATATCGTAGTCGGGCAGGGTCTGCTCACCATCAAGGGTAGTAGGACCTCTAGGGCTTTCTACACTACCACCTAGTTCTATACCCAACCCTTTGCCGCCGCTCATGGGGAATTGTCCTTTCTCTAATACATCCAGAACCCTGACCATGACACCGAGTGCTTTCTCCATCTGTGGTTTGAGTATCTGATTCTTCTCTGCCAGCGTTTTCGCTTTATCCTGTATCTTCTTCTCAGGTATGGGTCTCTTCTCGACCTTACCTTTGAGCATCATGCTGGCAACCTGAGACCAGTATGGTTTGAGACTCTCAGATAATCTGATTGAATAATCGGATTCACCGAACTCTGACAAGAGGGTACGTGGTGAATGCACCCAGTACCCCAAATCGGATTTCTCCAGTGTGTAGAACACGTCGTTCTCAAGATATGTCTTGACAATCAGCGTGTTGTCCTCTATATCAACATCATGTGGGAAATGTAGGTTTGGTGTGGACTTGGCTAGGATGTTGAGTGTTTCCATGCTCACACTGGACTCGCCTTCCCCCTCGCCTACTATCTTCACTGGATTCAGGTCGTACACTTCCCTACCGTTGATTTTCTTCCTCTTGATGCCGGTGACCTCTACCTCGACTATCTCACCTTCATCGAAGTGCTTCGGACTTGATACCGTACCTACGTCGAGATACACCTCCCCTTCGTAATCTACTGTGGCATTCTCTATGTCTTCATTGTCAATTAGAGGACCTGCACCTAGTCTGTATGTGATGCTCTTCTTGCCTCTCTTATCGAGAATCCTCAGGTTGACACTCTTGTTCGGTCTCAATAGAACCCACTTGGGGTGTCTCTTCTCTCCCTTCATGTATGTGCTCTTACCGTCTCTGATGAGTAGACAGTCATGCTCTTCAAGTAATGTCTTAACTGTGTCTTCCAGACCCTCGTCGTCAGTCATGCGTGTGTCATGTGGGCCGGGTACAGTGACGTTATCATACCCATCGAACTGTCCCCTAAGTATCTTCAATCTCTCTTGAATGGTCATGTCGGTGACATCGGTGTCATCGTAGTAGGTGATGTCGATGATGTGCAACTCTTCGTCTGAGAGTATACCATCCAATGTGCAGTCCTTCTTCCCTAGGTTCTTGACACCATCCTTGACCCAATCAGGTATGCTCATCCTTGAGTTGTGCTCGTTGTACGCTGATATCTTGTCGTTCAACTTCATGACCACGACTCTCTCGCCCTCGTACCACTTGGAAACCACCCAAGAACCAGTGAAGCCCCTGAGTTGCTTCATATCCTTGAAATCGAATATCCTGTGCATGGGTCGTATGGGAGGCACGAAATTGGGTGTATCGTCTCCTTTCAGCATTAGTGAGTCAGGATTGAGCAGGTATGCAGCGTAGTCTGACGGCTCGCTGGTCGTTATCGAGTACGATTGTTCTGCTGGTACAGAGCCATCTGGGTAGACCATGTACTGGTTAGCACCAGTCATAGAGACGTTCTGTTCATCGAGTTTCTGAACTGCTGCTGCCACATCAGCATCAAACTCGTTCTGGATGACTGACATGGGTACTGGGTGCATCGGTTGGGGAGCACCTGTCGGCCCTGATGTGAGTTCACCGAAGGTGGCATCGAAGGACTCGGTTGGTTTCCTGAGTCTGTGGTTGCTGTGGTCCATGAGTCCTGAGTATCCGTAGAGGTCCATGATGGGCGAGCCATGCACTCCCATCGGGTGCAGTTCCCTTTCTCCGAAGCCTATGGTCTCACTCTCAATCATAGCAGGTGACGATGACAGGTCGAAATTGGGGTCATGCACGAAGAGGTCTTTGCTCGCATGTTGAATGTAGTTGGCTCGTGTGTCTATCCCACGGTTGCTCTTGTTTGCCTTGATTTTTGCGTTAGAGAGAGCAGAACGCCTTTCCGTCCCTCTACCTATCTCAGGCGCTGCAAAGTATGTCAGACCTAGATTGTCTTGAACCTCCTTGGGAAGGCTGTTGACCTGACCCCTGAGTCCCCTCATCTGGGACTCTATGCGCTTTGTGTACCCAAGCACGTCATTTTTGGAGTACCCGTACTTCTCCTCGAACTCCTCGTCGGAGACGGTGTGGTCTCTGGTAGATGCGAATATCTTCCCGGCATGGTCGTGCATGTGGTCTATGTCGTCATACCCCAAGAACATCCTTTGCCCCTCTCCTGCATACAACTCAGGTGGGTTTGTTGTCATGGAATTGAGAGACATCAGCACTCTGTGGTCATCCTCGTTGTTCGGGTCGAGTGATGCTTTTATCGAGTCCAGCACGTTTCCATAGTGCGCTGAGTGAGTTCCGTCCTCACCCATACCTAGGTGCTTCACTAGGTCGTCTAGGGTAGTTTTCGAGTCTATTTTGAAACCGTGCTCTCGCATGTGCTCTGGTAGTCTGTGAAGTCCAGTCCTCTGCAATGGTGTCTTTCTCTCGTCTATGCCATGCTCCATCACCTTGAGGTTGTTTGTCCAAGTCTCACCGTTAGGTAGTTCTATCTCCGCCCCCCTCGGTAGGTGCATCAGAACCATGTTGGCATCCCTGAACAGACCGTCAATCTCCGCATCCAAGTTGGGGTTGTCAGGGCTGAACGTACCCTCCGGTTTGAGTTTCCTGAGGACCATTGCCATCTCTGTGATTGCCTTGTGATGGGAATGTATCCTATCTGTGTGTTGTTTCATCAACGTACCTCCCATCCTATCATTCAGACCGAAGTGGTCTAGGAACTCTTCAACTGACTCATCGTCACCAACCCTAGCACCGAATGAAGGGAGGTTCAACTTGAGGCTGTTTGGTGACAGTCCGAGCATACCGGCAGGTCTCTCACTACTACCTCTTCCCATCATAGTCGCTATAGAGTGCGACCATAGATGTTGGAACTTGGAAACTTGGTCTGGGTCTATCTTCTCCTCGTAACTATCCTGCACGTTGTCCCCGGTCGGTAACTCCTCACCCGCTCCTACGGTTGCTGCTAGGTTCGTACCACCTATGTCCGTCTCCTTCTTCACTGACCTCTTGTATCCCTTGCCATGTGGTATCCTTGAGTTGGTAGCACCTGAGGAGTATTGTGGTTTGTTGATTCTGTAGTTCTTTCCGTACTTCTCCACTAATTCCTCATCTGACAATCTGGATATGGTATTGACCAGACCGGGTGATAGATGTGATAGGTTTGCGAGAATCTGGTTCTTCGGAGTTGTACCCTTAATTCCGTACATCTTAGTCTGACCGTACTTGGATAGTATGTTGGCTGGGGTGTTAAAGACACCACGCTTGTGGTTGAGGAAAGGTGCAATCATTCCTATGTTATACTCATTGGGTGTTATTCGCTCTCCGTCTATCGCACCTAGGTGACTTTCACCATCTGCGTCTGAAAAATGCCTGAATATCATCTCCATCAAAGTATGGGGGTTTCTACCAAGACCACCAGCAGCGAAGGCCGGAGCGAAGAAAGCACCGAGGCCGTAGTGACCTGTGCTGTCGGAAACCCTCAGGTCCTGCATGACCTCGGCCATCTCCGGGTCAATCTCGGACTCATCGAAGTACAGACCGCCATGCAGGAGCATGTCGTTGCGTATATCCTTGGCATCTTTACCTAGGTCTCCTTGGGACTTTGCTTTAGCGAGTACCGACATGAGAGTGTCCCTGTCGAGCAGAGGGCCTGAGAAGTTGGGATAGTGATGGTCATCATCCTCGGTCATCTCGGTCATGTCCTCGTTGTACCCCAATGCATAGAGAATCTCCTTCTTGGATAGTCTATCTCCGTGACCTGTCCTTATTATGTCGTTAAGGGACTTGTCATAGTGAGCGGCTATTGCCTCCTCCTCGGATGCACCCTCGTTCTTTTTCTGGTATCCCTTGATTGACCTGTCACTGTGCTTCGACAACTTGGGTAGGTGGTTGAAATCCTTGTGAGCCTTGCCTGTCTCCTTGTGGAAGTGTCCGTCTTTGTCAAGCCCGTTCTCCTCATTGGCTTCAACTAACTCCAGACCCAGAGCCTCTCTGAGGTTGTCGTGTATGGTGTCCCTGTGCTCGAAATCGTCATCATGTACTATGTCGTGAATTGCTGAGAAGAACTCATCTTGCTGTTTGTTGGAGAGTTGGTCCTCATTGCTCTCTCTATGTGGTATGATGTTCTCGTGCGTAAATCCGTGCTGCCTGCCGCCCCAATTAGACATCGGATTGAGTATGTGTTGTGTTGACCTCTTTATCCTCCCAGCGGATACGGTTGTGCCGTCTGGTAGTTTGATGTCTTGGTTTCCCACCTTGTCCAGCCCATCCTGCATCTTGCTCATTATCGCTGTTCTCTCTCTGGGGGAGAACCACTGTAGTTGGTGTATGAAACCACCAAGACCCAGATTGTATCCGTGGTCGATGGTCTCCGCTGGTGGCATCTTCCCCTGCTTGTCTGCGAGTGCGTAGTCGAAGGGCTGTTCCTTGACCTCGGTGTCCATGTGTTTGTGATTCCAACTCCTAGCCCTGTCGTCTGCGTGTAGTTTCCTGAGAGCCAGTTCCTCCTGCGAGTGGAAGTGACCGTCTGGAGTCTCGTCTGACAATCCCTCTGCTCTGGCATCTGCGATAGAGCCTGTCCTCCAAGAACCATCATGGTCCACCTCACCAGTCTCAGGGTGGATGCTCTTCCACTCCTCATCACCACTGAGCCAGCGCTGGTAATCCCTCTCATACACGTCTTGCATGGTCTTGAGTGATACGTCTTTCAAACCACCAAGAGGACCAAGGCCGTGGAAGTTCCTGACCGTGTTGCCCTCTAAGTCCAACTTCTCCATGCCCTTGTGGTGTGGGCTGCCCTTCTTCCTGAGCATTCTGTCTTGTGCATGCTCCACTGCCGCTGATATCCTTCCGTGGGTCTTGTGGTTGGTGTGTGTCGGTAGCATCTGCCTAACCATCAAGTCGTCTCTGATTGAGCGACCTGAGGGTAGCATTCTCTTTGACGGGTCGAAGAAACTACTGAAGGGATTGGACTTTGAGTCACCGTAGGGTGCTAGTCCCACGTCTGCGACCTCAAGGTCGTGATGATGCGAAGTTCCTCTTCTCTTCACCCTGCCTCTCCAAGGATGTCTCTTAGAGAGATGGTTTTGGTTCTGCTCGGCTTGTATGGCTAGGAACTGTTCTTTTGGTATGTACGAGTTACCACTGTAGGTCATCTTCCTGACGAAGGAGTCGCATATGTTCTCCTTCCAAGTAATGTCGTTGGTGAAACCATCCTGCTTCATCACCGCTTTGGCGATGACATACTCATCTATGCTTTCATCTACGTCTAATCCGTCTAGAATACTAAGCAAGAGTTGCTCTCGTGCTTTTAAGAACGTGGATACTGAGTCTTCATACACACGTTACCACCTAGTCTCTATCTGGTTGTTTGTTGTCTGTAGAAACATCACGGTCTTGGTCTCCGCTTTGATGTGCATTCATTCTCTTTGCGAGTTCTTCGACATTGAAGGAACTGGAAGTTGCGCCTTTATTGGTTACATCCTCCACATCTAGTAGATGTCCGTTGGTCGAATACCCTGCACTCTTAGTCTGCCCACCAGTCTCTGATACGAAATGCATGCCCTCTGGTTTTGTGGAGAAGGTCTGTTCGTAGTGAGGTTGAGCGGATTTCTCAAGTTTCTCTGCCCTCTTTGCTAGATTTTGTGCTTTCTTCAATAGTGCTTCTGCCTCATTGGAAACTTCTTCATATCTCGGTCTCATCATAATACCTCCACGTTCTTGGTGCTGTCTGCCAATTCGTGAATGTCATCCCAAGACATTTGGTGTACGTCTTCGTTACTCATCACACCAATGTCTACTTTGTTGCCTTTCAATAGAGTAGCCTCTCCCATATCTAGGTCTGCTCTGAAGTTATCAGTCTGTACGTCTTCTGAAAGAGGAGTATTGACTGATACGAAACCTGCTCTCTTGAGTAGGTTTCCGGGTCTTTGAATCATCTTCTTGAGTTCTATGTTCTCTTGCTTCAAACTGTCGAGAGAACGGTCCATGGACTCCATCTTGTTGATTAGAGCATTCATTAACCGCTCTGTTCCACTCTCTTCTGTTGACACGTTTAATCCTCACTCTGGTCTGTATGCTCTTCCGAAAGTACCAGTGTGGGGTTTCATCCTGCTGTTGCTTCGTGCAGAAATGATTGTGCCCGGCAACTGACTGTCTCTTTGATTGACATCGAAATTAGTGCCTCTCTCATTGAACTTCATAGGCGCTACACCGTTTACATACTCAGATAGTGGATTATCCGCCTTTGTTAGTTTGACAGATAGGTCTTCATGTAGGTATCCTCCGAACTTCAGCATCTCCTCTAGATGCTGTTTTGCGTCGTCTGCGTTTCCATTCTCAAAAGCCTTTGTGAAGGCTTCTGCATGTACATTTAATTTCCTAGCCATCGGGTCTAACTTCAATAGGTCCATACTCACTCGTGCCCTCCGAAGTGTTGTTCCTTTAATTATCCTTATGCACCACGAGGGCGTTTTGCGTCTGAAATGCCACGTTGTGCTCTCTGAACGGGAGTCTGTTGTGGTCCTCTCTGTTGAACGTTGGAGAATGGTGAGCCTGCACCCGCTGATGCTCTCTGTTCAGGCCGTGCTGGGGGTGCGTTCCTGATACCCATACCCTCCCCTCCGGGGTTGGCTACTCCCGGTGGCATACCCTGTATTCTCTGCATGACTCCGGGCGGCATACCGGGCGGCATTCCCCCTCCCGGTGGCATACCCGGTGGCATACCCGGTGGCATACCCGGTGGCATCATTGGCATACCACCACCTCCGGGCGGCATCCCCTGTCCTTCCATTGGGTCTATCTTCTTGTATACGAAACGAATGTCCCTCTCTCCCTCTTCGAGCAGTTCGGGTTTGTATCCTAGCATCATCATTCGTTGTGCTAGGTTGGCTTCCATCTCGTCTCTCCTGAGTCTGGTTATCTCGTCTTCCTCCTCGTTCGGATAGAGTGTCAGTTTCCAGTCTTCTACCCCCATCTCCTTGAGCATACGTGGGAAGAGAACATCGGTGTACACCTTCTGCCCGTACTCCACGGCACGGTTGGTAACGAGAATCTGCATACCCTCGTTGTTGAGACCACCACTCTTGCCATTGTCAATCATGAACACCGCTGACACACCATAGAATGCTGCTATCCTGTTTCTCATCTCATCACGAACTGCGATGTACTGCATTTCCTCAAGGGTGTCCATGAACTTAATCCAATTAACACCCCCTCTTCCACTGGAACTCTCGATACCGACTTTCGGTATGTAGTGAGGGTCTCTCTCCATCTTCTCATCGACTGTCTTCCAGAAGGACTTCATCGACTCCAGATTGTCAGTGGTGACTGATATGATTCCCTTGGGTGCTCTCCTCTTCTGGTATGATGTGTACATGTAGTTGTCCATCGCTGTGAGTGTCATGGCCTGTCTCCACATGGTGTTGACTGGGCTTCTTCCATAGAGTTTTGATGGGTTGTACTTGCTGACGTGAAGTACCTCGCCCTTGAGGTAATACTGACTCTTGCCACTACCAGCCATGTTGATGTAGTGCACGTCTTCCATCTGCCCACCGCAGACTTGACAATCACCCTCTTGGCCGGGATAAGATACCTCTGTCCTGTGCAAAGGGCAGACCTTGTATCTACCACCTCTGACTCCTCTCTTATCAGATACTATACGCATGAATATAGGGTCACCACGAATGAGTTCCTTGACTCTGAAGAACTGTATTTCACCGTCTTCTGGGTCTACGTAGTACTCTTTGACTATAATGAGGAAGGCATCGTCAACTACATTGAGGTCCTTCTCTATCTCATACAACACATGCATGAAGTCCTGCTCCATGGAGTTCTGCTCTTTGAGAAGCCATCTTGGGTAGACAATCTCATCAGCACTTGGTGGTCTGACCGGTGAGTCGCAGACATTGCACATATCCACATCATGATGATACTCCTCACCACAGGTATCACACTTGAATCTGAACTTCTTCTCCCAGAAGTAGCCCCTCCTGAATATCTCCTGCTGTAGTTTTGACAGCACGGTTCTGAGAATCAGATTCTCATGTGATACAGCGTACAGGGCTGGTATAGTGATACCTTGAGCCAAGACGGGTTCTTGGATTCCGGTAGTGTACAGAGGCATCTGAGGTTGAGGGGTAGTACGTCTCTTGAATGGGTTCAGAGAATCTAGAAATCTCCTTACAGGACTCTCATCTGCCATCTACATCACCCTCCTGTTTGTCAATGCCGTGGGGTGCGTCATGCTTGAGTGTTTCCATTTTATCCAATATGTATACCGCTTGCTCTTTTTTTGTTGATAGGTATGGTAGCATATTCTTGAGGATGTTAGATACCTCGTTGTCAATGTTGAAGATGAGTCGATGCTGAGTTGTATGTTGCTTCGAGATTTTCCTGTTCAGTTGGAGAGAGCCTCCTTGTATCATCTTGTGCAATTGCTCGCAATGCACCCTACCTCTCTTTCCTGCTGATACGAAGCCAAGTGAGGTCTCGCCTCTCTCTGATACTTTGATGAAACCGTCTGACTCTAGGAAATCAGCGGCGTATGACCAAGGGTTCTTGATGATGATTCCATCATCGTCCATCTTGACGAATGTGCCCTTCTTAGGACCGTTGATGATATCATACTCCTCTCCGTACATCGAGAGCAACTTGGACAATTTGCCTGCTGTCATGCTCTTGTGTAGTATGGATTCGTCTAGCATCCTCTCCTGTAGTCTCCTGCTGGAGAGAGCACCCTCTAGTTGTAGTATGTCTGATGCCTTGGTCAGTGTGTCCTGCTCCTTCTGAGTCAAACGCTTGGATTGGTGCAGAGTGCTTCTCCACATCTTCTTAGCATCAGTCTTGCTCTGCATGGCCGTAGCCCATGCCTGTGACTCCTGCTCTCCCCACACATCTGTGAATTGGTCCAACATTTTGAGTGAGTTATCTGCACTGTCCCATAGATTGCAGGCCTGCATGAGACCGACTCTTCGACTCTCACCGAATCTCCTGAGGCTCTTGAGGTCTCTATCACTAGCACCTAGTTGCTTTATGGTACTCTCCTTGCCGTTCGCCCAAGATATACCCTTCAGCGTGGTCTTCACCTCTAGAGCCTTGAGTGTCCTGACATCCTCAATAAGGAGGTCGATGTCGCTCTTGATTTCCTTGTGGTTTCTTCTCATCTTCCTGAGTCTGTTCACGAAATTAGAAGCAGTGCATCCAAGATGAGTCTCGAACCAACCACTACCTGTGTTGGAGAATGCGTATGAGGGTGTGAACTTCTCCTCTTCCTTCTGTATAGATTCAATCTGGAAGTCTACGTCTTCCTTCAGTACGGCACTATACCAGATTGTCATCACCCCAGTATGTGCAGAAAACGCCTGTTGAATTGTCTGTCATGTTTGTGCTGCTGTTATTCTCGTATTTCGCCATCTCTCTCACCTCAGGGTATTAGCCACCCTCCGCCGGGCTGTTCCTTCCCGCCGCCGAACATGCTGTCGAAGCCCGGCATATAATCATCTAGGAGGACAACCGTTCCCTTGAACTCCTTTGATGCCCAGTTAGCGAGAGCGAGACTCATCGCCAAGTCGTCATGAACACCCACACTCTCTAGCCTGCCGTTCTTCTGCATGCCGAACCTGTTCAACTGGCTCTCAACCTCGTGTGTATATTTCCTGCTCCTCTCGTCTCCGTATGGTAGTTTGATGTGACCCTGCTCGAATGCCAGCAATAGTGACATGAATAGTGACTCCTTCTTCGCTCTGGTTGTCATGAAGACACGGATTGGCATGTCTGCCGCCATCTCCCTCATCTCCTGCTCAAGCATCCTCTGGAAGTTGTTGCCCTCAAGTTCTATCAGTTCGGGACTGAACTTGTTGTTGAGCATGACCATCATCCTCTTCTGCGCCATCGAGGACATACCACGCTCGTGGACGACATGCACTATCTGTTTGAACTCCTCATCTGGAATCTGCCTCATGACAGTCATTGCTGTGAAGTCAGCGTTCTTGTCGGAGGATATGGCCGGGTCGTGTCCTATGAAGTGCTGGCCGAACACACCGTCAGGCTCTCCCTCCTCGTTGTAGTTGGTCTCAGCCCTGTCTATCAGGGTGAGTTCTGTATCCCTAGCGGCTTCTAGTATGTCCATCGGGAACATACTGGCCACATCGTGGATAGGCTCGCATAGATACTCACGGCTGAATTGTATTGCTGGCATGGAAAGCCTTCTCTGTTCCAGCGCTTCTATGTTCCAACGCTCAGGCCAGAGTGCGATTCCCTCGTTGTTTATCGCAGGGAAGGTCTCCACACGGAAGGTCTCCTTCTGCTCCAACTCCGCATACAGGTCGTTGTAACTGAATGGAGTTCCTACCATCATGAGTTTGCTGCTGTGGTGAAGTACAGGAAGTAGTACACCGTAGAACCAATCTGCGGTTCTCTGTAGTTCAGTACCGCTAGTGCCCCACAGGATATCGTCACAGACAACCACGTCTGGGTGGAAACCACGAGTAGCACCACCGACCGACTTGGCCATGATACGAGAGCCGTTGGAGAACTCGAAGTACGATTTAGCCCAAGGTCTGCCCTCTGGTATCAGACCACGAAGGCAATCGGTCCTGTCGATGTTGCTTTTTATGAAGCGCATGTGCTCAAGCGTCTGCTCAAGGGAGTGTGAGAAAATCATGATGTGCTTGCCGGGATTGAATGCAGCAAGCCACAATGCATAGGACATGAAGAACACGGACTTACCGTGGTCACGAGATGCTTTCACGCAGTAGTACTGCGATTCCTCAAGCCCGTCTTTCCAAGATTGGTGATGGCCACTGAACAGGAAACCGAGTATGTCCACGAAGAAGTACTCGAATGACTTCCTGCACATCTCCCTGTCCATTTGGATGATGAAGTCATCCATCGACTCGTCGCTCATCGCATCACCGACTTCAATAACATAAAAGCCAGTTCCATCGGTTCTCCTGCGGTTTTCTGATTCATAATTAACTGCTGTACCTCAGGAGAGAGTGTAGCATAGTACTCAGAGGTAGCATCGACACTTGATTCTGGGGGAGTTGTAGTAGTCCCGTCGGTAGTTGGAGAAGCGGGATTGAACATGTTGGGCTGTATTCCTTTCTTACCCCGTATCGCTTGGTTGCCTCCACCCATTGGTGTGCCGTACACTCCCAGTTGGAAGTTCTGCGGTACATTG